ATGTCCGGAGACACCGTCACACAGTCGGCCACGCACACCACGACCGCCACCCCCACCACGACCACCGAGCGCAGCACGCCCACCACACGACGTGGCGCCCCGGCATCGGCGAGGGCGGCCAGGGCAGTCAGGACCGCCGGGGCGGCCGGCGGCACCCTGGCACTGAGCCGAGCCGCCCGCGAACTGGGCCTGAAACGCAGCGAACTCGACCTCGCCGTACAACTGGGCTGCCTGCGAACGGTCGTCGACGACGGAGGCGGAGGCCGTCGCGTCACACGGGCGGAGGTCGAGCGGCTCCGAGCCGAGAAGGGCTTCCCCGAGACCCTGCGGGAACGGGTCGATGCCGTGGGGACCAAGGCAGCCGCCGAGATCCTGGGCGTGCCGCCCACCCGGTTCACGCGCCTCGCACGCCTGGGACTGGTCACACCGGTCAAGTTCTCTCTCAACCGCTACCGCGCCGTGCTCTGGCTCTATCCGTCGGCCGAACTGCGGCAGTTCGCGGCCGACGCTACACGGTAACTTCTAGCAGGTCAGCAACCCTATGAGGATCTGCCGGACGCGGTACAGCCGACGCGTCCAGAGCCAGTGAACCAGTGCCTGGATCAGCGGAAGCCAACAACTGGGGAGCTTCTGGGGAGGATGCCGCAGAATCCTGGGTGCTGGCGAACCAGGCGTCCATCGCCTGCCGGCCCCGGCCGTCTGCGTCGGGCAGGAAGTGTCCGTACACCCGCAGCGTGATCGCCGCATCGGCGTGGCCCAGCCACTTCGAGACTGCCACGGGATTCTCTCGCGAGTCCAGTTGGACGCTGGCGAAGGTGTGCCGCAGGCAGTGGAAGCCGTGCTCAGGTGCTGCCAGGTAGACGAGGTTGTGCCCGCTGCCAGTCTTGCGCTTCCTCTTCACCGGCTCGGGGATGACACCGACCGCGGCGAGCGCCCGCTTCCAGTGATTGTGGTTCCACATGTTGGCCCGCACTGGTGCCCCGTGCGTGTTGGTCACCAGCAGACGGTGCGTCTGAGGGGCCCGCTCCTTGGCCTCCACCTTCGTCTGAGGCGCCCGCGGGTCCTTCCACGGAAGGGTCACTGTTTGCGGAGGAAACGAAGCCTTGTGCTCGGCGATACGCACGGCGAGATGCTCAGGCATCGGTACTACGCGCGTCTTGTTCCCCTTGGGCAGCGAGAACACCAGCTTGCCGCCCACGCTGCGGATCTGTCGGCGCACATGGATGACGCCGGCCTCTGCGTCGATGTCGTCTTCCGACAGCCCGAACGCCTCCCCTTGCCTAAGGCCGGCGCCCGCCCCGATGTCGACGAGGATCCGGTAGGTGGCGGGCAGTTCGGCCTGCACGGCCGAGACGCGCTCACGGGTCCACGCACGGGCCTTGGTCTCCGGCTTCTTCGGCGCCTTGATGGTCCTCGCCCTGCAGGGGTTCTTCAGAATGCGTTCGTCGTCGACAGCACAGTCGAGGATGTTGTTGAGGTAGCCCCACACGGTTACGGCTGTGCCGGGAGAGATGATCCCCTCAAGCTCCTTCAGCCACTTGCGGAGTGAGTCGACCTTGATCTGCCTGAGTGGCAAGCCGCCCAGGTAGGGGAGGATCTGGTTGCGCACTCTGCGGCTGACGGTTTCCAGCGTCGCAGGGTCGCCGGTACGGGACGGCCACCAGTGCTTCTCAATGTACTCGCGAAGCAGCATGTTGCCGTCGCGTGGATCAACGAACTCGCCCTTGGCGGCGTCTGCTTGCGCCTTGGTCAGCCAGGCCTCCGCTACCCCCTTCTGCTTGTCGGGGAAGGACCGGGAGCGGACTCCGGGAATGCCGGTGACCTTGTACCGCTTGCCCTGGCCATGGCGTGCGGTGGGGACCTGGATGACCTTCTTGGTGTCAGGGTCGATGGCCTTCTTGTACCAGCGGTCTTCGATGTACCCCGCCACGTCGCCTCCTTGCCGGCTGTTCAGGCCGCCATGGCCTCGGCGGAGTCGATGGTGATGATCTCCCCGTGCCACAGCTGGAACCAGCATCCCCCAGCGAGGAACTCCTCTATGGCCGGGTTGAGCACCTTCACGATGTCATCGATGAGTGCGGCCGGCGGGACATACAAGGCGACGTGGCCCTTGTGCTCGCGGATGTCGACGAGGGGGGCCGGGTCGAAGGGAGAGGCCTCGAAGGTGACACCGATCGGGTTCTCGGGGTGGTCGGCGGAGACGATCTCGCCATCCCAAACCTGGTACCAGTGGGCGTTCTTGATGAGGTCGCGCAGCGCGGCATTGAGCTGGGGAATGATCCGGTCGGCGCGCGTGCCACTGGCGACGAGTATCTTCACGAGCCCGCGTTCTTCGTGCCAGTCGGCGAGGAGCCCTGGTTTGAGCTCGGTGGCTTGGTAGATAACGCGCAGCATCAGGCATCCTCCCGTTGATGCAGTGCGCCCTGAGACGGATCGGTCCAAAGCGCACCGTTGTGGAAGGGTACGACCTGCTAACTGTTGGCCACAATCTGTTGTAGTAAATGTCTACTTAGGGACTTTCCTGATCAGTGGCCGCGCTGGTGGGCGGCAGTGTGCTAGCCCTCGCGACGCGCCTTCTCGTCGGCCTCGATCATGGCCAGCCATCGCCGCTGCTCACTCTCGGGCATGCCGCCGAGGTGGCCGAGGATGATGCGCGCGGTGCCCCCGTAGCCGGCGAGCTCGGTCGCCCGATAGTCGAGCCACTGCTCTGCGGCGGCCTCCTTGATGCGGGTGTCGGACTTTCCGAGGGCTACCGCGATCGCACGGATCTGCACCGGGCTCGGTGCGCTGGCGGGCGGGTTCTTGACGAGCTTCTGGAAGTACTGCCAGGAGATCTTTTCCCCGGTCTCCGGGTCGACAGCCGCTTTCCCGAGTTCGCGGAGGCTCTTGCCGCCGTCGAGGGCTTCCTGGACGAGGGCGGAGAGTGCGCGGGCAGGGGAGGGCTGGGCCGCGCTGGGGTCCGGAGCGGTGGCCGCTGCCGTCATGTCCTGGTCGTCCTCTCGATTCACTCTTCCACCGGCTGTATCTAGGGGGCGGGTGATGCGCTGGAAAAGTAGCAGGTCAGTCCGTACAACCATCCTCTTCTGTAGACGAATCGTCTACAGATCAATGCTATCCAGCCAGAACCTTTGCCGATACGCGAGGGTGAGGTGACCCAATCTGTAGACAGTCCGACCCGAATGGTGGTCTACTGGGGTCAAGCCAAGGCCACTCCGCACCTCTGGAGAACCGTTGAGCCATACCCGCTACACGCTCAAAGACCCCGAGAAGTTCAGATGGCTCATGAAGAACCCCGGCCGGGGCCGCCCCTACTCGGTGCGAGACCTCGCCAACACCAGCGGATGCGGCCACGGCCTCATACAGAAGCTCGCCAACGGCAAGCAGCCCACCGCCGACGTACTGGACGCCCACGCCATCGCGGAGGCCCTCGGGGTCGCCGTCCTCGTCCTCTTCATGCCCCCAGTGACGCCAAATCGCGTCACCGTGACTACGGACGACAGCTCAGAAATGGAGTAGCCGTGCCCCGCAGCACCCCCAAGCACAAGCAGCCGGCCCCACCCGGCTTCGTCTGGGTCGACGAGGCAGCCCGCCTCAGCGGCCGAACCATCGAAACGCTCTACAAGGACCGCTCCCAGCGCCGCCGCGGCATCCCCTGCAACGGCCCCCGCTCCGTCGACATCGGCCGTAAGGCCGCCTGGCGCATCGCCGACATCCAGGCCTGGCTCGCCGCAGCACCCGACGTCGCCCCCGACGCGGACGCGCTCTACAACGGCCGCCCGCCGGAGCCCCGCCTCGCCGCCTGACGCGGCATTCCCTGGAGGAAGTCATGGACAGGCGTCTGTTCAACCCGCTCTACACGCTCCGCTACAACACGGCGGCCGGCGAGGTCGTCAAGGCGGGCCTGCTGCGCTCCGAGATCCACCTGTTCGAGGGCCCGAAGGCGAACCGGCTGGGCGAGGACGGTGCCGCGTGGGACATCGCGGTGCTGGACGAGGACGCCGTGGACGTGACCGGCCGCTTCCCCTGCTTCACCTGAGCCGCCCAGCGCGGCAAACGAAGAGGCCGCCCCAACGGCCAAGTCCGGGCGACCTCGCGATCCACCCCTCACGAACTCACGAAACGAAAGGGGCTTCACGTGCCTCAAGTGAACCAGACCCGGAGCGTGCAGCCTGACGGCGATGCTGCCGCCCTCCGCCGCTTCGCCGACCTGATGGATGAAGACGACGCCCGCACCAACCGGGTCGGCATCCCCGTCTCCCACGGTCACTACCTGCTCAGCCAGGCCGTTAGCGGCTCCAGCGACGAATGGGACGCCGAGTGGATCCGCATCGCTCGGACCGAGTCCCGGCAGGCGGCGATCGAGTGGGCCGGAAGGGAGGAGGCTCAGCTTCAGCGGTTGATTGAGCGGGTCTACCCCGGCGGTGCAACGGCCTGCCGCAAGTCAGCGGCAGAGGTTCGCTCCATGGCCGACGCCCTCGCAGAGGTGGCACAGATCGGGGGTGCGGCGTGACCGTGCCTCGCATCCCGACCCCGACGGCGGTTCGCCGTTTTGCCGCCTCCCAGTTGCCCGAGCACGTGATGCAGGCTGCGGCGAACGCGGACCGTGCCGAGCTGTACCTGGGCTGCCCGGTCTCGCCGCTGTCGGTGGAGGACTGGGGTGACCGGGAGACGGTCCTCGCGCAGTGGCACCGCGCCGACAAGACCCTCGCTGCGACACCGCTCCGCCCCATCCAGCCGACGGGAGTGCTGTCGTGACCGACCACTCCGAGATCGCCGCCCACGTCGCCCGTGACGTGAAGGACGGGAAGCTGGTCGAGGTCCGCGAGGACGGCTTGTACCGGCACGTCGAGTTCAAGGCTTTGCAGGGTTGGTCCCGGATCATTCTGGTGACGTGGCCGTACAACCTGCTGGTGGCCGGCTCGCACGGCTCCTACCACTTCGAGCGGTTCGGCCCGGACACCGAGGACATGTTCGACTGGCTGCGCGGCATCCGTGTCGAGCCGGACCGGTGGGCATCGAAGCTGGTCAACGGCGCCGACAGTGTCCGCGAGTACGACCGGGAGCGGTTGGTTGCCCAGGTCAAGGCCGAGGTCGCCGAGGCTGTGAAGGACGGTGCTCCGCGCGGTCTGCGGGCTGCGGTCCGGGAGCAGATCCTGGGGAGCGACCGGCTGCATTCGCGGGACTGGGCCATGCAGATGGTCTACGACTTCGAGCACGGCGTCACCTACCGCGCCGAGTGCACGTGCGGCGCGTTCAAGGACCACGACGCCTACGACGAGGCCGCCATCTGGGAGTTCTACCGGCATCGCCCGGCGGGCGACCACAAGGTCAAGGTCCGCGAGATCGGCGGCTTCGCTTTCTCCGACGTCGGCGACTGGGACTTGGACAAGGTGAACTATCACTTCGCCTACCAGTGCCACGCCGCCTCCTGGGCCATCGCCCAGTACGACGCCGCCCGGAAGGCGGTGGCCGCGTGAACGCCGCAGAGTTCAACGCCCTGTACGAGGTCGGTGTCCCGGTCTTCGCGTATCCGGGCGCCCGGCCGGAGGACCACGGTGACGTCACCCGCCTCGTGACGCGGACTCGGAGCAGGGCGTCCGTCCTCGGGGGCCACACCGACGTGGTCTGGGTGGACGGCTACAGCTCCTGCATCGCTCTCAGCCACGTCGACCCGGTGTCGGAGGTCGAGTTCAAGGAGGCGCGGGAGGCCGAGACGGCTGCCGCGGTGGCCGAGCTTGGCGCTCTGCCGATGCCTGTCGCCGAGGGGCGGTCGGAGGTGGCCGGCGGGGAGCTTGCCCGGGCGCGCCGGTACATCGCGGCCTTGGAGGCCGCGGCGTGTATCTGCCTTCCGGTGCGGCAGGACGACGACTACCTGCACGCGGCTGACTGCCCGGTCGCCGCCGCTCAGCTGGCGGTGGCCCGATGACGCTCCCGATCGATCGCTTGGATGTGCCGCTGCCGCAGTTGGTGGCTGATCTGCAGGCGCTGGCCGCCCGCCGGCTTCAGGCGGGTGCGGTGGCCGAGCAGCGGCACCAACTCGACCCGGCCGACGGCGCGTTCGCCGCCCTCGCCTGCGCCTGCCCCAACGGCTGCTCCTGCGCCGCCGACTACCCCGGATGGACCCCTAACACGACCAAGGAGAAGACGTCGTGAGGCTCGTCGCCGAACACCTGCCCGCCCGGCCGCGCAAGGCATCCGCATCCCGGCGCCGACGCCACCACTTCCGGCTCCCGTACCGGCTCCACCAGCACGCTCCGGCCGCCGCATCGATCCTCCTCGCCCCGGTGTGGACGGACACGCAGGGCCCGCAGGAGCGCGTCTTCGTGGCCCGCGCCCTCGACGCCAACGGTGAGCCCGTGCGTATCCCGCCGGGCGGCTCTCGCCAGATCGCATCCCTGCTGCAGGGCGCGTTCCCGGGCGCGGACTGGAACCAGGCCCAGACGTGGCACGCCAAGACGAACCAGCTCACCACCTGGCGGCAGCAGGAACGGCGGGTGGCGGCATGAGCGAGTCCTCAAAGATCGAGTGGACAGACGCGACTTGGAATGTCGTCACCGGCTGCGAGAAGGTGTCGCCCGGCTGCGACAACTGCTATGCCGAGACGTTCGCCGAGCGCTGGCGCGGCATCCCCGGCCACCACTTCGAGACCGGCTTCGACGTCACCCTCCGCCCCGAGCGGCTGGACATCCCGTTCCGCTGGCGCAAGCCGAAGCGGATCTTCGTAAACAGCATGTCCGACCTGTTCCACAAGGACATCCCCGACTCGTACATCGCCCAGGTCTTCGCGGTGATGGCCCGTACACCGCAGCACACCTACCAGGTGCTGACGAAGCGCCACGGCCGGATGCGCTCGCTGGTCGGCAGCCTCATCGACGGCGGTCAGAGTCTCCTTGAGGCCGCGCCCGACGAGGCGACCGCACGGGCCCTGTACGACACCGTCTGGCCGCTTCCGAACGTGTGGTTGGGCGTGAGCGTCGAGGACCAGAAGCGCGCCAACCTGCGGATCCCGGCTCTCGTCGACACGGCGGCTGCGGTCCGCTTCTTGTCCTGCGAGCCGCTCCTCGGCCCGCTCGACTTGACCGCGTGGATGCCCAGCGGACATGCCGCGTGGCGCTGCCAGGGACCCGACTGCCGCCGCTTCTACAGCGGTCCGCTGCTGCAGCACTGCCCAGACTGCGGGGGCGAAGGCCAATGGACGGGCAGCCACACCGGCAACGGACGCCCGAACGGGCAGCCGATCGGCTGGGTCATCGCGGGCGGCGAGTCCGGCCGCGGCGCCCGCCCGATGAGCCCTGACTGGGCGCGCAGCATCCGTGACCAGGCCCAGGCTGCGGGCGTGCCCTACCTGTTCAAGCAGTGGGGCGAGTACGAGCCCACCGGCTACATGGCGATCGGCGCTCGTCAGAAGGGGTGCGTGTTCGTCGGCGATCCGATCGACGACCTCGGCCACCGCTGGGAGATGCGCCGTGTCGGCAAGGGCAAGGCCGGCCGGGAGTTGGACGGGCGGACCTGGGACGAGTTCCCGGCGGCCGTGGCATGACCGTCCCGCCCGTATCGCCGCGCCTGTCGCCGACCGCGGGCCTGTTCAACGCACTCGTCCGACTCCTCAACCTCCGCTTGACCGCGCGAGCCCTGGAGCTCGAAGCGCAGATCGCCATCGAAACCGCCACCAGCCAGCAGTTGAAGGAGCGAGTCCGGTGACTCAAGGCCTGCTGCCCGTCCGTCTCGGCTTCCGCCGTCCGGCCGCCCGCAAGCACCGTGCGGTCGACGAGGTCACCCGCCTCCGCGCGTTCCTCGACGGCGCCAACATCTTCATCCGCGGCCTGCAAATGCACCTGGCCGCCGAAGAGGCGCGGCACGCGAGGACCGCGGAGGGATGGGCGTACTCGGAGCTGACAGTCGCACAGCAGCAGGCCACCATCGCCGAACTCACCGACGAGCGGAACTACTGGCGCGACGAGGCACTCGCGCTGCGGGCCCGGTTCAGCGGTCCGATCGCCGCGGAGGCCAACGCGAACGCGATCACCGTGCCGTGCGGGATCCGGGACACCAGCGCCGTCGAGGACCAGGCCACCGGCCCGATCGACGTCCGACCGCTCTGGGCGGCCCGCGACGCCGGACTTCTCGGACCCGTCAGCGACCCCGGACGCGCCACCACCAGCTGAGCCGCCCGCCAACGCACGAACCCCGCCCGGGGATAGCGGGCGGGGACCACCACCAGCATCCCACGGAGGGATCCCGTGACCACGATCAACGCCCACAAGCTCCAGCGAATGATCAAGCAGATCCGGCCGCACATCAGCGACGACGACACCCTCCCGCCCATCAACGGCATCCGCTTCGAGTGCGACGGCGTCCACATCCACGCCCTCGCCACCGACCGCTTCACCTTCGCCGTGGCCCGTGCCAAGGTCCGCGAAGAGACCGACACCTGGACGGCCACCGTCAGCCAAGACGACCTGGGCTGGTTCACCGCCTGGCTGGAGACCCGCGAGGGCGACACCATCCTCAACCTCGCAGCCACAGGCGACGGACTGGCCGTCACCGACGACCGCGGCACCCTCGTCGTCCCCGCCGAAGACCACACGTTCCCCAAGTGGCAGAGCCTGTTCCGCGACGCGCTGACGGACGCAGCCACCTCCGGAGACATGGTCAGCGTCGACACCAAGATGCTCGGCCGCTGGCAGCACGCCGACACCCACCTCCGCACCTGGCAGACCGCGCCCGAGAAGCCGATCCTCCTCGTCGGCGACGACTTCATCGGCCTGCAGATGCCCGCCCGCTACAGCGGTGACGCGAAGGACCGGGCCGCAGTGCTCAGCGACTGGTCCGGCACCCTCGGCAAGGCCGGAAAGCCTGCCGAGATCACCGTGCCCCCGGCCCCGGGCGCCGTCGCGGAGATGGCGGAGGAGATGCTTCGGCAGACCCTGCGCTCTACATCCGAGATGTTCGGTGCCGACTTCGACACCGAGAAGGGCCGTGGAGCCTTCAACGCCTGGGTGCACTCCGGGATCTACGCCTGGTCCGCCTACCGGCTCCTCGAAGCGCTGAAGAAGGCCGACCCCGACCTGGCCGAGACGACCGTCCGCGACCTCAACGAGCAGCTGGAGTCCGGAGAGCTCGGCGAGTGGGCGTGGGACGCGGCCGAAGCCGCCGGCCACAACCCGCAGAAGTGGCACGACGACTACGAGGCCCACAAACAGAAGCTCTCCGAGAAGCAGGCGGCCAAGGCCGAACCGGCCGCCTGACCCACCTCTCCACAGACGGCCGCGTCGAGCCCACCCCCCCAGGGCTCCGTGGCTTCCAGGGCCCGCCGCTCGCGGCACCCCCCCCCGCTGCGGCGGCGGGCCCGCCCATCCGCACACCCTCAGGAGCCTCACATGAGCACCAGCAACCCCACCATTCCCGCCGATGTCGCCGCCCACGTCCTCTTCCACTACGGCCGCGAGGGCGGCTATCAGGCCGGCTCGTTCACCGAGCAACTGCTGACCACGATCAGCATGGCCGACCCCGCCAACACCACCCGCCTCGGCCTCGGCTTCCCCGACTACGTAGCCGCCGTCACCGCCATCCAGTACGACCCCAACGGCGTCGCCCGCCTCCAGGATCTGGCCGCCGGACGCTGCACCCGCTGCAAGAACGACGACGGCCCCAACACCCCCGCCGGACTGTGCGAGGCGTGCGCCCGCCCGATGCCCCTGGACGGCGTGGCGTGACCGCCGCCGCCGAGGAGCCGGTCGCCGTCGAGCCCGGCCTCTACGACATCGACGCCGAGCTCTACCACAGCGACCCGGTCCCCGGCGGCAGCCTGTCCTCGACCGGCGCTCGCAAGCTCGTCGCCGAATGTCCCGCCAAGTTCAAGTACGGGCTCGACCACCCCCAACCCCACACGAAGACCCTCGAACTCGGCACCGCCGCCCACAAGCTCGTACTCGACGACGGCCCCGACCTTGTTCTCGTCGATGCCCCTCGCTGGGGCACCGACAGCCTCAAGGCCGAGGTCGCCGCGATCCGGGAGGCCGGCGGGATCCCGCTGAAGCGGCCCGAGCTGGAGCAGGTCTGGGCCATGGCCAAGCAGCTGCGGGCCAACAGCGAGGCCGCGGCCCTGCTGCAGCCCGGCTCCGGACTCGCCGAAATGTCCGCCTTCTGGGAAGAGCACGGCATCTGGCGCCGCTGCCGTTTCGACTGGCTCCGCCACGACGGCCAGATCGTCGACTACAAGACCGCCCGATCCTGCCGCCGCGAAGCCGTGGAGAAAGCGTTCCACGAGCACGGCTACCACATGCAGCAGGAGTGGTACCTCGACGCTGGCGTCGCCCTCGACCTCGTCGACCCCGAGAAGCCGTTCCAGTTCGTGCTGCAGGAGAAGGACCCGCCCTACCTGGTGGTGGTCACCACCTGCGACCCGATGGCCCGGGAGATCGGCCGCCACCTGAACACGGTCGCCCTCAACACCTACGCCGCCTGCCAGGAGTCCGGCGAATGGCCCGGCTACCTGCCCAACCCGTTGACCGCGCTGCCCTCGTGGGTCGAGCGCCAGTACACCTAGGAGAACCCGACCGTGACCCAGCTCCCGCAGCCCGTCCGCACCGGGCGCCCCGCCGCCGAACAGAACGACAACACTGCCCAGTTCACGTTCGCGCCCGCCAGCAAGGCCGGTCGGAAGGCCCGCCTGTCCATCCAGGGCATGTCCGGCTCAGGCAAGACGTGGACCGGGCTCAGCATCTGCCATGGTCTGTCCGAGGGCGGCCGGTTCGCCGTCATCGACACCGAACGCGGCGCCGCCAGCCTGTACGCCGGCCACCTCGGCATCCAGTTCGACACCCTCCCGATGACCCGCTACGACCCGCGCGACCTCGGCCGCGCCCTCGACGCCGCCGCCCGCGCCGGCTACCCCACCGTCTTCGTCGACAGCCTCTCCCACTACTGGAAAGGCACCGACGGCACCCTCGAACAGGTCGAGAAGGCCAAGGCCAAGTACGGCGGCAACAAGTTCGCCGGCTGGAAAGACGGCACGCCCATGCAGAACGACATGGTCGCCGCGATCCTCGACTACCCCGGCCACGTCGTCTGCTCGATGCGCTCCTACACGGAGTGGGTGCTGGAGAACGGCAAACCGCAGCGGGTCGGCATGCGGCCTGAGCAGCGCAAGGGCATCGAGTACGAGTTCGACCTTGCGGTGGCGATGGACCTCGACAACCGGCTCGAAGTCCTCAAGTCCCGCTGCCCGTCGCTCCACCGCGCCGTCATCGAGCGGCCCAGCGGGGCCCGCGACATCGCCGCCCCGCTCCTCGCCTGGCTCGCCGCCAACCCCGAGACCACCACCGAGTAACCGCCTCCGGGCTCCCGCCCGCCGCAAACAGGCGGGCGCCCGACAACACCAGGAGAACACACCGCCATGAAGGTATCCCTCTGCAAGCACTCCTTCCCCTGCCAGCCCCCGCACGGCTCGATCTTCCGGCCCGGCCCCTGCGACTGCGGCCTCACCTACAGCGAGCACGAGGCCGAACTGGCCCGCCAGGAGGAAGCCCTGATCGTCGGCAGCAGCCGCGACGGCCAGTGCCCCGACTGCACCCAGACCAAGCGGCTGTTCCGCTGGCAGGCGCCCGCCCAACCGTGGGACGAGCCCGGCACCGAGAAGCCCGTCACGTTCCTGTGCACCAACTGCTACAACCTCGCCGTCGACGCCCACAACGCGCTGGTCAACAACCTCTTCGAGGAGGCGGCCCGGTGACCGCGCCGACACCGGCCGAGGGCAAGTGCGCCCGCTGCAAGCAGACCCGCCCGCTCTTCGCCCGCAAGCCGGACCACGACTGCATCGACACCCTCGGCCGCGTCGACCTCATCGAAGCCGCCCGACTCATCGCGGAGATCGAAGACCAGGGCGACCACTGGTGCACCCGCCGCATCGAAGGCCTGCCGCCCCTCAGCTTCTGCGTCCGCTGCTACGACGCCGACGCCGCCGAAGAAGCCGCACACGTGAAGGAGCACCAGCTGTGACGAAGCGTCTGTCTCTCGCCGAGCGCCTGGCCGCCGACGACAAGAACCTCCTCCTCGACGAGATCGTGAAGCAGGACGACTGGTCCCTCTTCCTCGTCCAGCAGGCCGTCCTCCACTTCGGCCTCCGCAAGCCCGAGTTCTCGTGCAACGACCTGCGCGACGTGCTCCCCGAGCTCGGTCACGGCTACCTCGGCGCCGCCATCAACGCCCTGCGCATGAGCGGGATCATCGCCCACACCGACCGCATGGTGCCGTCCACGCAGGCCAACACCCACGGGCATCGCATCGCGGTCTGGACCCTCACCGTCAAGGGCCGGCAGATCGCGGCCAAGCGCCGTGCCGCCCGCGCCCGGAAGGCGGCGGCGTGATGGGCCGCCTCATCACCGCCCTCCCCGCCCTGCTCTACGCCGTCGCCGGCATCTGGGCGATCGCCCACGCCATCCGCGGCGACCGGAACGTCACCCGCCGAGACATCCGCCGCATCGAAGCCTTCGCCAACCACCCCGCCAACCGGAAGGAGAAGCCGCAGCCATGAGCACCCGCCCCCTGCCCGCCCACGGAACCACAGCCCGCGGCTACGGAAGCCCCGGCCGCCGAGCCCGCTGCCACTGCGACCCCTGCCGGGAAGCCCGCAACCGACACCAAAAGAAGATCCGCATCGACCGCGAACTGGGACGCAGCCCGTTCACCAGCCCCGACAAAGCGCAAGCCCATCTGCAAACCCTTCACAAAACCATGGGCTGGGACAGCCTTGAGGCCGCTACCGGCGTCCGGTTCAGCAACCTCGTCACGATCTACCAGGGCAAGCGCACGAAGATCCGCCACGAAACCGAGGCGAAGATCCTCGCCGTAGGCATCCCCGCCAAAGGCGACCCCGGCCAGTACGTCGACGCAACCGGCAGCACCCGCCGCCTGCAGGCACTCTCCTGCATCGGACACTCCTACGCCGCCATCTGCCGCGCCGCAGACACCTGCCCCAACCGGGTCGTCTCCATCGCCAACGGTCGGCAGCCCACCATCCGCCGCGACCTCGCCGAACGGATCAACGCCGCCTACGAGCAACTGGCATTCAACCCGCCGGCCAGGAACAAGCACACCACCCGGACCCGCAACGTGGCGCACAGCAAAGGCTGGCGGGATCCGCAGTGGTGGGAGGACTACGGCCGCATCGACGACCCGTCCTTCAACCCGGCCTCCGTCGTCGTCGACGAGCTCAACTTCCGCAGGCGGGCCCAGCTCCGCCGCGAGGAGATCATCCACCTCGCCTGGCACGGCGACACCCCCGAGCAGATCCTCGCCCGCCTCAACGGTGAAGTGTCCATCTCCACCATCCGCCAGATCGTCCAAGAGTGGCGCACCGGGCAGAAGCGCGGCCGCAAGGCGGTGGCCGCGTGAGCCGCTACGACTGGATGGCCGACGCCCGCTGCGCCCAGACCGACCCCGACCTGTGGGCAGCCGACCGGCCCGGCAACACCTACCGCGACGCCCGCCAGATCTGCGGACGCTGCCCCGTCAAGCCCGAATGCGAAGCCCACGCGGGCGCCCTCTCCGGGCAGGACGACATCCGCCTCCACGGCATGTGGGCCGGACTCGCCCCACGGAAGCGCAAAACCACCCGCCACCCCGACACCGAAAGGACCGCCGCCTGATGGCCCGCCCCTCCAAGAAGCTGCCCCGCACGGCTGCGCACCGGCCGGCCGTCAAGCGCCGCCGCTTCCGCCACGACGACCTCATCGCGGTCGATCTCTTCTCGGGGTTCGGTGGATTGACGCAGGGCATCGAGATGGCCGGGTTCACGACGATCATGGCGGCGAACCACAACGCGTACAAAGTCGAGGTCCACGAGGCGAACCACCCGAACGCCGAGCACTGGATCGCCGACCTGGTCGACCCCGAAGCCGCGGACTACCACTCCGCCCGGGACCTCCCCGCCGCTGACCTGCTCGTTGCGGGAGTCAGCTGCGTCAACCACAGCCAGGCCAACACGGTGAAGGCGTATCAGCAGGGGCTGACGCTGTTCGAACTGGAGGACCCGGAGTTCGAGGCCCGGGTCACCAAGTCGGAGCGGGACCGGGCCACGGCGAACTGCGTCCTGCACTACGCGCAGAAGCACCGGCCGCGAATGATCCTCGTCGAGTGCACCACGGGACTGCAGTCGTGGGGCCCCGCCCTGCCGGACCGCCCGAACGTGGGCGACGGCAGCACCTACCGGTGGTGGCTCCAGCAGTTCGAACTGCTCGACTACAACCACAAGGTGCTGTTCCTGAACAGCCAGTTCTTCGGGGTGCCGCAGTCAAGGAACCGCGGCTACTGGGTGTTCGTCCACAAGTCCCTCCCGATGCCAGACCTGGAACACCGGCCGGTGTCGCGCTGCCACCACTGCGACAAGAACGTCGAGGCGGTCTGGACGTGGAAGACCGGACCCACGCCGACCGGCACGGTGGAGTACGGCAAGCAGTACAACTACCGGTGCCCCAGCTGCCGTCGCGAGGTCGTCCCGCCGATGACGCCGTCGCTGGCCGCGCTCGACCTGACCGACCTCGGAACACGGCTCGGCGACAAGCCGATCAAGACGTTCAAGGACAAGAAGACCGGCGAGATCTTCAGAGGCCCGCTCGCCCGGTCGTCAATGGAACGCGCGGAGCGCTGCCGCCAGAGGTTCGCCACCTCGCCCGCCATCCTCATGCCGGCGAAGGGCGTGCACGGATCCGAGCGACTCCTGCTGCAGCCGATGGCGACGCAGACCAGCCAGCAGGAGACGGCGATTCTGTCGACCGGGCCGGTCGCGCATCCGCTGTGGGCCGAGTCCGCGGTCGCACTCGCCGTGGACAACTACCAGGGCGCACCACGTAGCGCCGCCGAGCCGCTGCCCACCCAGGTCGGCTCCGAGACGCTCGCCGTGGTGTCCTCCGGGGTCGTCCCGTACCGGAAGCACACCGTGCCCACGACGCACGGCGAGGCGATGCCGACGTTCACCTCGGAGCAGATCCCGGGGGTGCTCTCAGCCGCCGGAACCGTCACCCACGGCATGGCCGAATCGCAGATCTCGGCCCTCTGGCGGTCCACCCTCTCGGAGCTACCGCTCGAAGACTGCTTCTACCGAATGATGCGGGAGTACGAGATCGGCCGCGGCTGCGGCTTCGACGTCGACTTCCCCGGTTATAAAGGCACCTTCGTCGTCTGGGGCTCCGCCCGCAACCAGGTCGACGGATTCGGCAACGCTGTATCAAGGCAGGTCGGAGCCTGGATCGGGACCCGACTGCGGGCCGTCATCCACACCCCGCAGGACCGCGGCCCCGAACTGGCGGTGGCCGCGTGACCGCCCGCCCGCACGGCAACGCGAAGTACCACCTCGAACACTGCCGCTGCCCCACCTGTACCCAGGCAGCCCGCGACTACGAGAACAACCGCTCCCGGGCCATCGCTTACGGTCGCTGGCAGCCATTCGTGGACGCCGAGCCCGTCCGCCAGCACGTCCGGGCGCTCGGCGAGTTCGGCATCGGCTGGATACGCACCGCGCGCCTCGCCGGCGTCTCCACCGGCGGCGTATCCAAGCTGCTGTACGGCGACCGCCCCCGCGGACTCGCTCCTTCACGGCGGGTCCGCCCCGAGACCGCGATGAAACTCCTCGCGGTGGAGCCCACGCTCGTCAACCTCGGCGACCGGACCGCCGTCGACGGCACTGGGGCACGCCGCCGACTGCAAGCCCTTGTGTGCGCGGGCTGGACACAGTCCGAACTGGCCCGCCGAACGGGCATGAACCGCGCCAACTTCGCAAAGACCATCGTCAGCGGCCTCGTCGAGGTGGCCACGCTGAAGACGGCGCGTCGTCTGTACGACGAACTATGGCGCGGCGATCCCGTCGAAGCTGGAGTCCCATCGTGGCGGGCGGCAGCAGCCCGGCAGATCGCTACGTCCCGAGGCTGGGCCCCTATCGGGGCGTGGGATGACGACCGCATCGACGACCCGGACGCATTCCCCGACTGGACCGGCTGGTGCGGCACACCCAAAGGCCGATCAATCCACTACCGCATCGGTGTCGCCGTCTGCGCGCCATGCCGAGATGCATGCGCCAAACAGCGAGCCGCCGCGTGACCGCGGGCCGCCGGCCGCGCGACCGGCCGGGAGACACGGGATTCGTGCACGCCGCAGCGACATGCAAACCCGCTGTCACATCCCACAACCGGCCCTGACCAGCCGAAACGCTAGCCCGCACGACAAAGCCCCACCACACGGCGGGGCCTGGAGGAGAGGAGGCGGAATGCGATCAGTCCGAGTCGGCAGCCGGCCTCTTGCGGCGCACGATCCTCGGCTTGATCTTGGGCATCTCGATGCCCTTGGCCTTGCAGTACGAGCGGACGCGCGAGTGGACGTGTCGGCGCAGGTCGTCGGTGCGCGTGGTGCCTTCCTCCGCGCACGCCTGGTCGTAGAGATCCCACATCTCGTCATCGATGCGGATCATGCGACCCGGCGTCCCTCTCGTGGTCATGGCGACAGCGTAGCTGACCGTGCAGGAGCAATACACCCCGCCTCAGTTAAGTGTGTTGCCAATGTATTGCTTGTGCCTACACACCCGAGGGTAGAGTGGAGGCACGCCAACCGGCTCGATCGAACCCGGTTCGAGCCTCCCTGAGGGCTGTCCCAACACCAGTCATGACCAGCACAGACACCCCTCCCGAAGGAAGAACCCGTGAGCACTGAGGCCGTCACCTGGGCCATGGACCACGCGCCCATGCCACGCACCGAGAAGGGCAAGCCGGACACCACCGCCCGGCACGTCCTCCAGGCGCTCGCTGAGCACGCCAGTCCGACCGGCACCGACGCGCACCCCTCCGTGCTCCGCATCCAATACCGCACTGGCTACGACCGGGCCACCGTCCAACGCGCACTGCGCCGACTGGAGAAGGCCGGACTGATCGTCAAGGACGGCACCAGGGAATCGCGCACCCGCTACAAGCTGGCGATGGCACTGCGCCGCCCGGCCACGGACTGGAGCGACCTTGAGAGGGAGGAAGACGAGTTCCGGGCCGCGGCAGCCGAGAGGAAGCGCCGTTCCCGAGCGAAGAGTGTCACGCACGCAGAATCCGTGACCGTCACGGACGGAGAAGGCGTGACGGTCACGCACGCAGAATCCGTGACCGGCGATGTCACGCACGCAAAGTCCGTCCGTCACGCACTTAAAGTCCGTTCGTCACGCACGGAACGCAGCCCTAACCACCAACAACCGTCAGACAACCAACTACTAAAAGACTCTTCTCCCGCAGCCGACTCGACCGAGCCACAGGCATCAGCCGCCCCGGTCCAGACCAAAAGCGGCAGCGAGAAGACGGATCACCACCTCGCAGCCTTCGGCGCCTTCTGGAGCAACTACCCGAAGAAGCGCGACCGCGAGGCAGCCAAGAAGGCGTGGATCGCCGCCATCGAGCGCGGCGTAGATCCCAAGCACATCGTCGACGCCGCCCAGGCCTACGCCCGCGAGCGCTTCGGCCAGGACCCCAAGTACACGAAGTTCCCGGCCAAGTGGCTCGACAACGGCTGCTACGACGACGAGCCCGACCCGCAGCCGGGCCCCCAGTTGCGTGCCGTGGCCGGCGGCTATCAGCCCTACCGCAATCCCACCGACCAATCCGTCTACGACGAGGACTTCTGAGATGCAGTACATCCCGCCCGCGAACCTGCGAGGCCACGACATCACCCCGCTGCTCGCCAACCGCGGCCTCGACCCGGACTGGATCCAGCTGCACGACTTCGACCCACACACCCCGCAGAACGTCGCCCGCTACACCTACGCCGAGACCGCCGCGAAGATCCCGTTCCACTACCGGTCCGCCGTCCCGACACTGCCGCAACTGCGGGCCTGGATCGACACCCTCGTCGCCACGGCGAAGCAAGCCCAGGCGGAGCGGGGCGGACCCATCGCCAGCATCACCCACGGCCCGTCCATCCTGCTGCTGGGCGTGACCGGCGTCGGCAAGACCCACGAGGCCTACGGGGCGATGCGGGAACTGGCCGTGTCCGGGGTGTACGGGCAATGGCAGGTGACCACCGCCGCCGACCTGTACGCCGCCCTGCGCCCGCGTCACGGCGTCGACTCCGAGGCCGAGTTCCGCAAGTACCGCGACGCCCGCCTCCTCCTCGTCGACGACCTGGGGGCGGAGCGTAAACCGACCGAGTTCACCGAAGAGATCAACTTCCGGCTCATCAACCACCGGTACGAGCACCACCTGCCGACGGTCATGACATCCAACATGCGGCCGAAGGAGCTCACCGAGCGTCTCGGCGACCGCGTGGTCGGCCGGCTCCGCGAGATGTGCGAGCGGATCCCCATGGAAGGCCACGACCGCCGGAGGAACGCCGCGTGACCACCGAAACCCAGACCTGGGCGCCCGACGACGTCAGCGTCGACGCCGGCCCGCGCCCGCCCGATCGGCCCCGCGACATCGAAGCCGAACGCGTCCTCGCCGCCACCGCCATCGTCCAGCCCGCCATCATCGACGAGCTCGCAGCCGAAGGCTTCGACCCCGCCGACATCACCACCGACGCCTACCGCTGGATCTGGTGGGCCGTCGAAGAACTCCGCACCGCCTTCCGAGACGGCGAACTCCGCCACCTTGCCGTCCACCGGCAACTCGAAACCTGGCACGCCGAAGGCCGCATGCCCACCCGCGTCCCCACAGCAGCACAACTCGCCGAACTCAACCTGTCCGCCCACCCCGGCGCCGCCCCCTGGTACGCAGAGCGAGTCACGAAGAAGGCTGTCGCCGCGCGAGTCGTCGCGCTCGGCTACGACGCCATCCTCAAGGGCTCCTCTCCCGCCTTCGACGAAGACGCCGACGTCGCCGCCATCCAGGCCGACCTCGACGGCGCCGTCCGCCCCACTGACGACTCCGACCTGGCCTCTATCGGTGACCTTGTCGGCGGCAGCCTGGTGCGCGCCGTGACCCCGCCCACCAACGAGGACCGCGTTCCCACCGGCTTCATGGACCTCGACAGCCTCTTCTCCGGCGGCTTCACCCCGGGCCAGATGGTCGTCGTCGGCGCCCGGCCGGCGATGGGCAAGTCCACGCTCGCCCAGGACTTCGCCCGCGGCGCCGCCATCCGACACAGGATCCCCACGCTCATCGAGTCGCTGGAGATGAGCCGCGACGACCTTTCCGACCGGATCCTGTGCGCCGAGGCCCGCATCCCGCTGCACCACCTGCGCCAGGGAATCGTCAGCGACGGCGACGTTGCCCGCGCCGCCGCCCGCGTGCAGGACACCATCGCTGAGGCCCCGCTCTACATCAACGACGGTGCCCTGCTGTCGCTGGCCGGCCTCCGGGCCCGGGTCCGCAACCTCGTCCGCACCAAGGGCCTCCGGCTCGTCATCATCGACTACCTGCAGCTCATGCAGGTCGGGCGGGCCGATAACCGGCAGCAGGCCGTCGCTGACCTCTCCCGCGGACTCAAGCTCCTCGCCAAGGACTTCGGCATCGCCGTCGTCGTCCTCTGCCAGCTCAACCGCGGCCCCGAGCAGCGCACCGAGAAGAAGCCCCAGGTCTCCGACCTCCGTGAGTCCGGGGCGATCGAGCAGGACGCCGACATCGTGATCCTTCTCCACCGCGAGGACGCCTACGACAAGGAATCCCCGCGCGCCGGCGAAGCCGACCTCATCGTCGGCAAGCACCGCAACGGGCCCACGGCCACGATCACCACCGCGTTCCAAGGGCACTACGCCCGCTTCACGGACATGGCCCAGACGTGAGCGCCGACGTTGCGGACATCGTCGCGATGCGCGAGCAGGGCGACCTCAAGACGTACCTCCTCGCCCTCGGCGGCCGAACCCCCACCGCCCCCAAGTCGGCGGCCGAGCCGGACAAACCGAGCTACCACATCCCGCGCAAGGGCGCCTGGCCGTGCGGCACCGCCCCGTCCGGGCCCACCCCGCCGCCCTGCACCGACTGCCAGAACGGACCAACCCCATGACCGCGATCGACGACCTGTTGGCCGAAGACATTCCCCACCGCCCCGACCCCGCCCCACCACGGCCCCGCACCTACCAGCCGACGTGGACGCCGGAAGAGCAAGACCAGCACTGGGCGGACCTGTGCAACGCCATCGGGGTCCGCAACGAACGCCAGCCCCGCACCGCCGCCTGAGCTGTCCGCCCCGCCCGCCGAAACACAGAACGGAAACCGACATGACCACCACACCAGCCCGCATCAAACGCGAGCGCACCACCGGATGGACCCTCGCCGCCGCCACCACGAACCCGCTCGGCGCCGTGATCGTCAGCCGCCCCAGCCGCTTCGGCAACCCGTTCCGCGTTGAGGACAATCTCGTCGAACTCATCGACGGCCGCGCCCTCGCCTGCCAAACGCCCTCCAGCGCCCGCTGCACCGCAGCCGGCCAGTACCGGGACTGGCTCGACGGCGAAGGGCCGGACGCTGTCGCTACCGGCCGCCAGGTCTTCGACCGCCGCCGCATCCTCGCCGAACTCCACACCCTGCGCGGCAAAGACCTCGCCTGCACCTGCCCGCTCCCCGCCCCCGGCCAGCCCGACCACTGCCACGCGGCTGTCTTGATCTCCCTCGCCAACCAGCCCACCGCCTGACCGCCCCCAACGGCACGCACCGTCACGCCCAACACGGCAACCCGCCAACGGAACAGGAACCACACCGTGACCACCGTCAACCAACTCGACCTCGCCATCCACCCACCCCCCGGTGGCCAACTCCTCCACCAAACAGACCGGGCCACGATCATCTGGGGCGACAGCCGAGACCCAGCAGTGATCGCCTCCGTACCCATCGACTACGGCCTGCTCTGCACCGACCCGCCCTACGGCATCCGCTACAACTCCGGCCGCAGCAACACCTTCACCGAAATCCCCGGCGACGACGGAAGCATCGACTGGCCAGGCGTGCTCGCCGAATGGGTCGGCCCCGAAGGCACCCGCATCCGCGGCCTCGCCGACGCCCGCCACGTGTACGTCTTCGGCTACAGCCCAGAAGATCTGACCGGGCCGCTACGCCTCGGCGCCACCGAGACCCTGCTGTGGGACAAGGTCAGCCTCGGCATGGGGGACCTGGCGCTGCCGTGGGCCCGCCAGCATGAGCCGATCACGTTCGGCGTGCACGTGAAACGCAAGTCGGACCGCGCCAAGGGAGGCGGCCGTCTTGCTGCGCGGCTGCGGCGAGGCTCAGTCCTGCGCTACCAGCGCCCCAACAACGGTTCCGGTGACCGTCACTCGAACGAGAAGCCTGTTCCCCTGATCGCTGACCTGATCGAGTCGTCGACGGTGCGCGGCGAGCTGGTCGTCGACCCGTGCGCAGGGTGCGGCACGACCGGTGTGGCCGCTGTGCTGGAGGGCCGCCGCTGCTTCCTCGTCGAAGTCGACCGCGCCAACGCCGAACTGTGCGTGGAGCGTGTGGCCGCGGCGGAACGGATCGCCGACCAGATGGCCGGCGTTTGAACCGCCTGTGGCGTGAGCAGCCCGATCAACCACCACGAGCCGGCCCCCGGGAGTCGTAGTCCCGGGGGCCGTGCCCCAACCGTCCCACGAACTGGAGTGACCATGACCACCGAACCCGACGTCCTCGACCTGCTGAACGATGTCGACGCGTACCTGTGCGCCCTGCACGTCCACTCTGCCCGGCACGACCAGATTGGCGCTGACTTCACCTGCGGGGGCTGTCTGCTGCGGGAGCGGGTCGCTGCCGCACTGCCCGTACTGGCCGCTGTGCCTGTGCCGCCGCCCACAGACCAGACCGCCGCGCTGCTCGCTGCCGCCGATGCCGTGTTTGCCCTTGACTACGACGTGATGGTCGGCGAGGAGGGCGACGAAAACCTCGGCAGCATGCGTGAGGCGTGGGACCTCGGCACGATTCACGCCGAGAAGCTGCTGCGCCGTCTGGCTGCCGAGGCGCAGCCCACCACCAAGCCCGAGACGGCGGAGATCCAGGTCTGGCCGCTCAAGCGGGTTCTGGCCGAAGTTCGCTGCGGGTCCAAGGACTGGACGTGGGAGGAGGAATGGGCCGACCTCGACCGCCGCCACGCCGACACCGGATACCTCACCAAGCTGGAGGAGGCGATCCGGGAGAACGGGATCACGATGCCCGTTCTCGTCGGCTCAGACGGTCGACTGTGGGACGGGCACCACCGGTTGCGTCTCGCGGTCCGGCTCGGCATCGGATACGTGCCGGTGGAGATCGTGCCGACCGCCGCCAAGCCCGAGACGGAGGCGCACCCGCCCACCCACGCGTGGAAGGTCGAGTCCCCGCGCCGCGACAAGTGGGCCAGCTGGGGAGCAACGCACGACGAACGCGTCTGGGCAGCCGCCAGCTTCGAGGACGTCGTCGAGGTGGCGCCGCAGCGAGCGTTCCGTCTGGTTCGTGCGACCACGACCTACACCGTCGAGGCCGAGCACCAGCCAGCCGCCGGGGTGGGGCAGGACGGGGCGCAGTCGTGCGCCGAGTGCAGCCACCCGAAGGACGCGCACCGCGAAGGCGAGGATCCCGTCACGCCCGGCGTGTGCAGCGTGTGCGACGCCGAGGATCCTGACGAGGCGCACCACGACTACCGGTTGGCCCCGCAGTGATCGCGGAGGCCGTCGACGCGGCCCTCCTGCTGTGGCGCGCCTTGTGGCTGTGGCTGCTTGCGGGCGCGGTGGTGGTGACGGTGGGCGGGCTCGTGGCGGTGGCGGGCGTGTGGTGGGTGTGCGCGTCACTGCGGGCATGGATAGCCCGTCGCGGGCCTCAGCGGGGCCTAGGAGCGCCTCAGGGGGCCTCTCGCGGCTCTGCGGTCGCCGAGACAGCCACGGAGCCGGGAGGCGGGCGCACACGGCCTCCAGCCGGATCCGCATCCGCCGATACCCCCACAGCAGGCCCGAGAAGCCGCCGCAATCCGTACTGGGCGGCCCCACAGACGCCCGGCGGGCCTTTTCCCGCACCAGACCACCAACGGGCCGCAGAAGCCCGCACAGAGACTCCCGCCCGAAAGGACGCCGCATGACCCCCGCCGAAGAGATCGCGCTCGCCGCGACCGAGATGCGCCGCTGGCCCGGCCCCGCCGCCGAACCCCTCGCCAACCTTCTCGACGCCACCGCAGACTTCGCCGCCGCCTACCCCGAAATGGCCCACGACCACGACCGACACACCTGCGACGACTACGCCTGCACCGTCATGGGCCGCACCATCACCCTCGCCCGCGCCATCAACGGGAGCCAGCAGTGACCGGGCCGACGATCCCTCAACTCCGCAACCTCACCGACCGGGCCAGCGACGGCCTCACCCCCGACGAACAGCAGCGGCTCCGCGACGGGGTCGACCGCCTGGAGCTCGCCGAAGCCGCCCTCGCCCGCGTGCAGGCGTTGGCCGACGAATACCCGGCCGGCATCGACACCGCACTCATCCACGAAGCCCTCGACCAGACCCGCCCGGCAGCGACCCAAGCGACCGAACCCGCCCACAACGACGGGCCCAGCGTTCGCGAAGCAGCCGACAACGACCGCCGCTGGCCACTCCAGAAAGCCGGCGAGTAGCCACCCGCCCCACCCGCACCGCAGCAAGGAGCCGTCATGACCGCCGCCTGCATCGTCGCCACCTGCCCGCGCGAACTCCGCGACTGGGAGGACGCCACCAGCCAGGTCATCTGCACGCCCTGCCACGACCGCGCCCGCAACATCCTCCGCAGCATCCCCGCCGCCCTCACCGTCCTTCACGGATCGATGCATCGCGAACGCAGCGGGGAGAGCGGACGCGCCGGCACCCGGGAAGCGCCCCTGCCGTGCCGCACCGACGTCCTCAACCTCGTCGGACCGGCCGCCACCGGAACCGTCCACGACCCGAACGGCGACCAGATCGGACAGCAGCCCATCGCAGGCCTGCTCGGCAGCTGGGTACGGCTCGTCTGCGAAGAACGCCGGATCAACGGGCCCAGCCGGTACCGCGTCGAGGACTTGGCCGCCTGGCTCGCCTCCCAGCTCGGCTTCGCGGCGACCCAGCATTGGGGCGCTGAGCTGGTCAGCGAGCTGATCGACCTCGACCGCTCCCTGCGCGGGATCATGCAGATCGACGTCCGCACCCGCGCCGTACCCCGCCCCTGCCCGAACGACCGCTGCCAGAGGCTGGAGCTCACCCGCACAGACCACGACGCCTACACCCGCTGCAGCGCCTGCGGAACCGCCTGGACAGACGCCGAACTCAACCACGACGCCGAACGACGAGCCGCCGCATGACAGAGCGCCCCCGCCTCCCAAACGGAGGCGGGGGCGCAGTCGTTTGCTGGGCTACTCGGCCAGGGCGTCGTCGAGGTACTCCTGCACCGGCTCGAACAGCCCATACGGCACGTAATCGGGGATCTCATCGAGGCTGACCCAGGCAACGGCGTCCAGCTCGTCGGCGTCCGCGACGTGCGCCTCGCCCCCGACGACCTTGCACGCCGTGTAGCTCATGAGCCGCTTCGTCTTCGGGTGGACCCGCTCGCCGATCAGGTGCGACGCAGTGACGACGAGACCGGTCTCCTCGATCGTCTCCCGCACCGCCGCGGCCTCGGCAGTCTCACCGTCCTCGATCGCGCCAGCCGGAAACTGCCAGCTGAGCTCGCCCTCCTTCACGCGGCGGCGCACCATGAGCACCTTGCTTCCGTCCGTGATGATCGCGGCGGAGATGCCGGGCTTCTCGGTCGTGGTCTCGGTCGTCATGCGGCAACCTCCTCGAACGGTGGATAGTTCGAGATCTGGTGTGCGCGTTGTCCGGAGAATCCCAGCCGTTCGCCAACCTCGCGCCAGGTGAGCCCGCGGCCCTTCAGTCTGAGCACGATCTCTCGCGCCGCCGCCTTCTGTAGGAAGACGTGTCGCTTCTCTGCTTCGCAGACGGCCTTGTATAGCTCCAGGGGATCGGCGATCGCTGCCAGAGTGGAGTCGAGGGTGGCGGCGAACTCCATGAGCGCGTCGAAAGCCGGGTGGTGATTAGGATCCGGCGGTGTAGCGAAAGCCTTAGGTTTCGACGTGGGCTTGGACTTCACTTTCCTCAGACTGATCTTTGGGCGGCTCCAGGGTTCGCCCTCGACAGCCCACTGGATGAGCCGGACCGGGTCACGGCGAAAGGTGAACCATTCGCCGTGCGATCGGAACTCCTTGAAGTAGCGATGAAGCTGGGTTTCCAGCTCACGGCCACCCGGGCAGGTCCAGAAGGCTTCGAGAGGCACGGGCGACATCCGCTGAATGTCGGCAAGCCTCTTCTGGAGGTTCCCTGTCGTCCCGATCTTCACGGTGTTGCTGCCGGGCGTACCGAGTATGTAGACGACTTCTCCGGTCACTTGGCCCCCTGCCCGTAGCTCCAGGTGTTGCCCGTGCCGCGGTACTCGGAGACGGGAATCGGCTGAACGCCTTCGCGCATCCGTGAGCGGTACAGCATGCCGTGCAGGTGGTCGACTTCGTGGGCGACGAGTCGGGCCATGCCCCTCTCGAAGATGGTGATGCGCTGCTGCCCGTCGATGTCGGTGTGCTCCACGCTGATCGCGAGGGGGCGGGGGACCTTGCCGCGGACGTCGAAGAAGCTCAGGCAGCCTTCGTACTGCTCGTCAGTCTCTCGTGACTCCTCGACGATGCGCGGGTTGAACAGGGTGATGGATTCACCGTCGGGGGACCGGACGATCGCGGCGGCCCGGTCGATGCCGATCTGTGTCGCTGCCACGCCCATTCCCTTGCCGAAGACGTGCACGGTGGAGGCCCGTTCGGCTGCGGAGATCAGTTCGGCGACGACCCGGCGCGCGTCCTCGGCCTCGCCAGGCAGGTCGAACGGTCGCGCGGTCTTGGTCAGGATCGGGTCGCCCTCCTGGACAATGCCGACCGCGCTCATCCTCTCGCTCGCGGTCGCTTCGGACTCCAGTACGTGCAATGCATCCTCCTGGTTTGGGCGGGTTCGGAACTTCCATTCAAGCCGATACCGGGCGTGCAGCGGAGGGTCTTCAGTCGACCAGGAGAAGACGCGACGGCCGTCCTCCTCGGTGCGGCGGACCGCGGTACGGAACGGCATCGCCTCAGCGGTCATGCTCGTCTCCGTGCCCCACACGATCGGGTCCAGGTCGGCGGGGAAGTCGAGGCGAACGCTCATGCGCTGCGTCGGCAGACGAACCGCCCGCTGGAACCACGAGCCCCACTTCTCGTCCCCGACGGTGTAGCTGTACTCCAACCACACCGACTCGCCCGGGTACAGCGGGTACTGCCCGAAGATCAGCCACAACTCCTTGAACGCGTCGCGGTCGTGCTTCACCCGCCACGTCAGCGGCTCGCCGTCGATCGACGCGCTGAGGCCGATCTCCTCCCACGTCAGCGGGTTCTCGCGGTAGTGCTGATTCGACCGCTCGGGGTCTCCCGGATAACGGTCGACGGAGATCCGGACCAGATAGCGGGTCACCGGGTCCGGGCTGTCGTTGTAGAGCCGGCGGCGCTGGGTGGCCCGGTACGTGCGGCCGTCGTAGCAGAGCGTCGTGTCCTCGTGCTCGACGATCAGGCTCGTCGCGTGGGACTCGTCGCCGTTCGGCGCCGGGTGAGTGGCTGGTGCCCTGCCGGTCGCCTCCAGGTCGCGGAAGGCTCGCCGCAGCGCGCCGCCAGCCCGGAGGGTGTCGTCGGCCTGCCGGGCGAACGCGGCGGACGGGGCCAGCTGCCCGCCCTCGACCTTGGACACGTAGGACGGCGTGTATCCGACCTTGCTGGCGAGCGCTGACTGCGAGAGGCCCCGCACGTCACGCCAGTACTTCAGCTCAGCGACGAACGCTTCTGCTGCTGCTTGCTGCTCCGGCATGGCTCCCCTGCCTGTGCCTGTGATTGAGGTGTGAGTGATCGGCTCTCAGGCTGCCGTCACATCCCGTACCAGCGGTCTTCTTGCGGGAGAGGCGGGGTAGCCCGCCGCACCCGAGGAGTGATCGTGACGGCAATGCCGAGAGGCTACGAGGGCGCTACTGGCGGCTTGTCGGGCCGCTTCGGGAGTTCGTCTGTCTCATGCGTGAGCCAGCGGAAGAACGCGTTGATGTGCGAGTTCAGGGTGGAGTCCACCTCGGCGACGGCGGCCTTGGCGCGCTCAAGAAGTTCGGGCTCAGGGCGGTATGTCTTCGCTGGGATTCTGTGGACTCCATGGGGCATGGCGAAATCTTCGCATGGTGGATTGCCACCGGTCCATAGGCTGGGCTACGGTGGTGGAGTTCCACCACGGGGCTGCCTTCCACCAGCAACCGTGCGCACAAATGAATGTGGCCCTGCCCTGGGCTTCCACACACCAGGACAGGACCGGCACGACCTCCCTGACGTAACCAAGGAGTCGGCATGACCAACCATACCGGTGCGCCCATGCGCGCCTATCCTCCCGCTGAGCGGGCGCTGAGCCTCACCCTCGACGCCGAGGTCATGACCGACCTCGACACCGGCGCCTTGTCGCTGGTTGCGTCGACGGATCCGCAGTTGTCGGACCTGGCCGAGGTGTCGGCGGCCCGCCTGCGGGAGCTGATCGCGGCGGCCCGTACCGGTCTGGTCGCGTTCGAGCGGCTGGCTGACGAGCACGAGGCCCGCGAGTCCCTCCAGGCGCTGCTGGCCGAGCACGGTCTGCGCGTCGAGGAGTGGAACACCGGCAGCCTCGACCCGCGGCTCCGTCACCACCTCCGCGCCGTGTACGACCCGACCGAGGGCGATGGCCGCACCGTCATCGTCCCCGCCGGCCAGGACCCCATCGAGCGCCTCACCGCCGTCCGCCAGCTGATCGCGGGCCTCGGGGGTGCGCTGTGAGCGCCCCGACCGAGCCCCTCACCCCGGCTGCTGCGGACGCCCTGCGCTCCCTGGAGTTGCGGGTGACGGCGGTCCGCTACCTGGACGCCGCCGACAACTGCCGGGCGCTCGCGGCGGTCGCCGACTTCGACGGTTGTCTGGCCGCGCAGGACGAGATGGCGTTCTGTCGCTGCCAGCTCGCGAAGGCCGGCCGCCTTGACCTGATCGGCGGCGTGTGATGGCGGACCAGATGTATGTGCGGCGCTGGCAGCGGGCCGCGCACGAGGCGCTCGGCGAGTTCCTCCAGGCCGAGTTGCCTGGTGTCACGTGGACGATCGCGACGACGGGGGCGCTGGTTGCCGATGTGGATTCGCTGACGTCGGCGCCGGACGAGCAGCGTGCGGCGTTCGCCGCCTGGGCCCGGCACCTGAACGCGAAAGTGACGCCGGAGCGGGTCAGCTCCGACGGTGCGGTCCACCTGTACGCGCAGTTCGCGTGGCAGGGCGAGCGGGTCCGCGGCGCGATCCGGGCCACGATCTACCCGCCGTTCGAGGGCGGTGGCCTGTGAGCGCCCGCGAGATCCTCGACTTCTTCCCGGCTGGCGGCCCGCGCGGTTCGTGGCCGGCGGAGGAGAAGGCCGCCGAGCTGACGGCTCAGGGCCAGCCCGCCACGGTCCGCATGGACCTCGACAGCGACCGGTTCCTCGTCGTCCCCGCTGAGGGGAGGGCGTGATGACGGAGCAGGAAGCCGCCGACGCCCTGGCCGCGCAGCGGATCGCGGAGGCGATGGCCGCCGCTCAGGCTGCTGAGGCCGCCCGTCTGGCCGCCGAGCAACTGGCCGCACAGCAGTAACCCCTGATCGCCGCAGGCGGCGGGATGAACCGAATCCCCCGCTGCCTCGCCGCCTGCGGCCCCAACCCCACCACCCGTTCTATCCCGAGAGGGCCCACGAGCCATGTCCATGATCCTGTTCGACGCCGATCTGTCCGCCAACCCGCTGGGTGCCCGGCGCCGCAAGAACGCCACCGTCGGGGAGATGGTCGACACGTTCGTCGCCGACCTGTTCGCCGACTACGTGACCGCCCGGGCCGCCGGCGACATGGAGCAGGCGCAGCTGATCCTCGACCACGCCGCCTCGATCGACCGAGCCCTGGTCGACGAGCTCGCCGGCTTCGACTACCCGGCCGCCGCCTGACCCGCCGTCTTCCGCACCAGCCAGCCCCGGCAGTCACGCCGCGAGGGCGCCCGATCGACTCGGGCCCGGGGCGCTGCACCGCCTACCTGATCCATCGACTCAAGAGGAGCTCTACATGCCCTTCCGGACCCGCGACTACACCGCCACCGTGACCGACCCGGAGACCGGCCAGACCAGCCGTATCGAAGGCACGCACACCATCCACGCCTTCAACCCGCCCCTCGACGACGCCAGGGCCATCCGAGACGACCTCGCCAAGGAAGGCATCCAGGCGTCCGGCGTCCAGGTCGGCCCCGCAAAGATCAGCTAGCCGCGGCGAGAGCAAGACCCACAGCTGACCGGCTGCCCGCCCGGCCCGTCTCGCACGGGCCGGGTCGAGGGGAACCGCTCAGCGTTCCGTCACCCACAAAAGGAGACCCGCGTGGGCCTGTTCAGCAAGGCTGCCGATTCCGCCGCTTCCACCGTCGCGCGCGCAGGCCAGAAGGTCGCCGGCGACAAGGGCGTCGAGGCCACCAACAAGATCACCGGCCCGCTTCTCGGAGTCCGCTTCGAGAAGTGCCCCGACAACTGCGACCACAGCGACGCCAGCCACAGCTGACGACTGCCCGCCCCGCCACCCCCACCCGAGAGGAGTCCGCCATGGGCCTGTTCAAGAAGACCGACGAGGAGAAGGCCAACATCGCCGCCATGAAGGCCGCCGACGCCGCCCTCAACGCCAACAGCGACCGCGAACGCCGCGCCGGAATCCACGACGAGACCCCCGAGTACCAGCGCCTCAACGCCGCCGCCAACGACGCCGCCGCGAAGGTTTCGTGGCTGCACGGCGGCACCAAGCGCAAGAACCGCTGACCACCCCGACGCCCGAGAGGAGCCCGCAGTGCACGCCTATCTGATCACCGCCAAGCCGGGCCGGCTGCGGCGTGCCGTCCGCTGGGTGGCCCGGTGGGCGCTGCGGACCCTCGCCGTGACCGTGATGGTCGCCCTCGGGGCGGTCGTGTTCACCGTCCGCTCCGCCCGTCCGGTCATCAACTACTGCGCCACCCGTGCGGCGTGGCTGGAGCTGTGGGCCGCCTCTGTGACCGGGATCGGCCCGGTCGGGGCGGCAGTCGGCTCCGGCCTCACCGACGAGTTCGTCAAGGAATTCCACAAGGCGCGCGCCAGCGCCAACGTCTGAGAGGACTGCACTGCCATGACTGCCAGCCCGTCGAAGGTGAACGGCACTGCCCGTCCGCCCGCCGTGCCCGTGCTTGGGGACTGGCAGCCCATAGAGGCCACCCCCACCCAGCCGACCGACATCTCCACCGAACCCCAGCCGCCCGTTCAAGGCGACAGCGAGATGGTGGCGCAGGCCAAGGCCGAGGCAATCCGTGCTGCGGCGTGGGCCGAGTCCGAGGAGCGCCGCCTTGCCGCCGAAGCGGAGAAGGAAGCCGCGCTCAGGCGTGCCGATGCCGAAGCGGAAGCGATCCGCGCCAAGGCTGTCGAGGAGAACCGGCGGATTCAGCTCGCCAACGACCGCGCCGAGCGGAAGGCCCGTGAGGAAGAGGCGGCATCTGAGGCCCGCATCGCCGAATCCAACCGGCGGCGCGCCGACGCCGACCGGGCGCGCGAGGAGGAGGCGCGCAAAGCCGAGGAGCGGCAGCAGGCCGAAGCCCTGGCCGCCGCCGAGGTCACCGAGGCCGAGGACCGGTGGCGCGGGTACGCCCGCAGCTTCTACATCGTCTGTGCCATCGTCGCCTTGCCCGTACAGGTCGCCGCGTTCTACGACCCCAGCGCCCTCTGGCTGATGGCCGCACCGCTCATGCTCGAAGGCGGCGCCTGGGTCGTCCTCAAGGGGGCTGCGGCTGCGGTCGCGTCCCGCCGCCCGCACTGGCACTACCGGCTGATCGCCTGGCTGCTTGCGTTCATCGCCGCCGGCATCAACCTGTGGCACGGCCTCACCGCCTTCGACCCGGCCACCGCCATCGGTACCGCGTTCGCATCGATCGCCGGCCCCGGCGTGTGGGACCTCCACGAGCACGGCCGCATCCGCAAGCGCGACGGTGTCCCCACCCGCCGGGAGCGCAAGGCGGCCGAGAAGGAAGCGAAGCGGATCGCCGCGGAGAAGGCCGCGGAGGAGAAGCGGCGCGCGGCCGACAAGAAGACCGCCGACAAGGCCGCCGAGGAGAAGGCGGCGCAACTGACGGAGCTCCGCAAGGCGCACTTCCCGAAGGTTTGGGAGCACGCTGTGAAGCTGGCGGCGGACCTCGGGGAGACGGACCCGAACGCCGTCTGGGAGCGCGCCAAGCTCGACGTCGAGGGCGCCAAGCCCGGCGAGTCCGCCGACGTTCTCCGCATGCGGAACGCAGCCACCGCCAGGGTCGACGCGGCCCGCCAGAACAAGCCCGTGAACACCGTCAGCAAGAACGTGAATGCCCAGCGTGTTCCACAAACGATGCGCGGTACCGGGCGGGGCTCGAAGACAGGTCCGAAGGTGCGCGGGGTGCGCCGCTCGGGAGACACCCCGAAGTACCACCCAGTCACCGGCCAGCTCGCTTCTGAGACGAAGCGCCAGTCCCTCGCCAGCACCCGCCAGAAGGACCCGTCATGACGACCGAGATGCCCCCCGAGTTCCCCGCCGACTGGGACCTCGACAAGGTGATCCCCTCGGCCGGCGAGCTGCACGTGCCCGACGACCTGTCCGGCGAGGACATCGCGCCCGGCATCGTCGCCCCCTACGAGCCGCGGCCGGCCGTCCTGTCGAAGACCGGCTCCGCGACGATGGTCGCCGCGGCGGCCACCGGCCGAGCCTGCGGACTCACCGCCCGCTGGTTCTTCACCGGCGCCAGCGCCGTCGGATTCCTCGGCTGGCGCTACGTCCGCGCCCACGACCTCCAAGAAGTCCTCGGCGGCATGTCGAAGGGCTCCGACTGGAACAAGGTCGACATCGTCCGCAAGAAGCGGTGGCGATTCCTCGGCTGGGCGGCCGGCATCACCGCGGGCCTCAACCTCGCCGGCTGGTGGGCGCTCGTGAAGTACGCAGGCATGACCGCAGCCGACTGGTCCTGGAAGATCCCCCCCGCCCTGACCGCCGCCGCTGCGGTCGCCGCCGTCACCCTCTACGGCCGCTACCGCGCGAACAGCCCCGGCATCGCCCCGGAGATGCTCGTCGCCGATCACGACAACCCGGAATCCGACGAGCCGTTCCCGCTGGCCCTCGCCACGTCCCCGAGCATGGTTGAGGACTGTGTGTCCAGGGCGCTCGCCTGGGAGGGCATCGGCACCCGGCAGATCCGGGCGCTCGGTTTCCGCGGGAAGTTCTGGGAGATCGACGTGATCCTCAAGGGTTCGACTCCCGGCAAGGTCAACGCGGTCTGTGACCAGCTGGACGCCCACTTCAACATCAAGCAGGGCGGCACCCTCATCGACCCTGACCCTGCCGAGTCCGCGCACATCATGTTGCGCCTCGTCACCGGCAACCCGTTCGACGACATGCCCAAGCCGACCGTGCACGCCCCGAACAGCCTGGACATCTCCGACCCGCACAACTTCGGCCGCTGCATGGACGGCAGCCCCCTCGACCTCGTCCTCGAAGGGCAGCGCATCCTCGTCATCGGCGTGTCCGGTTCCGCTAAGTCCACCGGCGTCCTCCGTGACCTGGCCGAGGTCATCACCGCCTGCCACAACGCCATCGCCATCGAGATGGACCCGGTCAAGGATGGGCTGCGCGAGTTCGAAGGTGTCATGGCCGTCCCCCCGATCAGGGGTACCAGGGCCTGCGAGCAGTGGCTTGAGTACCTGGTCAAGATGGCTGGCGGTCGCAACGTCATCCGCAACCGGCTCGGTATGGGCGACACGTGGGTTGCCACTAAGGAGCGCCCCGCCATCTTCGCGCTCGTCGACGAGTTCATCTTCCTCAGTCAGCGCGCGAAGGAGCTGTTCATCGAACTGCTCCGCATCGGCAAGCAGTCCGGGATCTACGTGGTGGCCGCCGGGCAGGACGCCACCTCTGACGCCATGGGCGACGCCATCGCCGACACCTTCACGACCCGCATCATGCTCGCTGCCCGCTGGGACGACATCCGGCTCGTTCTCGGGCAGGGGGCTGCCGCGAAGGGCTTCCGCCCCGACCGTCTCGTCCCCGCCTTGAACAGGGACATCAAGAACGACGCCGGCCAGTCGTATATCAAGGGTCCCGGCCTGGACCGGCCGCTTCTGTACGGGTGGAACGAGCACAGCAACCACGGGATCAAGCAAGCCGTCGCCGACCGCAAGGCCGCGGGCCGGCCCTGGTTTGACCGCGACACCCTCGCCACCGCCGGTCTCCTCCACCTCGCCGATGGCGGGACCGGGGAGCGGATCGTTGGCGACCGGCAGATCGCGGCGGACGCCGTGGTGGTCATGGCCGAGGCCGGCGTGGACCGGATGAAGACCGAGACCCTGGCCGAGCGGCTCGTCGACCACGCGCCCGACGTCTATGCCGACCTGACTGCCGCCGAGCTGCGCGCTCGGCTGAAGGAAGCCGGAGCGGGCTCACCGGTGCAGCTGGGGGAGTGCGAGGGCGAGCGGAACCCCCGCGGCTACAAGCTCGAAGCGCTGACCGTCTTGTAGGCATTCGTCCCCTGCTATCGAGGTGCTAAGCCCTGCTAAGTCGCAGGTCACAGCCGCTACACCGCCTGCTACCCGCACTGCTACCCGGATTGCGTAGCAGACGGCGTAGCAGCCCCCATAGCGGCTGTGACCTGCACGTTAGCGGCAGTCAGCACCCCGATAGCACCGCACAAATCACCACAAACCGATCATCTGTCCGAGGAGACCAAATGCCGCCCGCGAAGCGCACCCCGGCCCGCCGCGCCACCGTCACCAAGGCGCGAAAGACGCCAGCCCGCAAACACCCCGCCCGCCGCGTCAAGATCCCCCGCAAGGGCCCCCTCCACGCCCAAATCGGCGCCCGTATGGTCCTCTTCGCCGTCTCCCACCTCGACACCCACGGCGACATCGTCCGATCCCGCAAAGACGCCGCAATCCTCCGCGCCACCCACGAAGGCTGCCCCACCTGCCACGGCAACGGACAAATCTTCACCAAAGGCAAAGACGGCTCCTTCACCGGCTCCAAGCCCTGCCCCGCCAAGCCCACCAAACAGAAGGTGTCCAAGTGGGCCGTGTACAAGGCGTCCCGGTTCGGCGCCGAAAAGAACACCGGCCTCGTCGGCTGGGCCTGCCCCTGCGGCAAGAAGGAGAAGCCCCGCTACCGCGACGCCAAGGAAGCCACCAAAGCCCTCCGCGTACACGAGCGGAAGAAGCACGGCGGGAAATCCGTCGGCGGAGCCTGGTACGCCCAAGCCGCCGAAGGCGCCGCGCAGCCGGCCATGCAGCCGGTGCCGTCCAAGATCGTCACTGACTCCGGCCTCACCGACGACCAGTGGATCAAAAAGAACAAGAAGATCCACCCCGGCAAGGCCATAGCCAAAGGCCTCTGCTGGATGTGCGCCGGAAACGGCTCCCTCCACGCCGCCTTCGGCAACCAGCAGATCCTCACCGTCTGCCCCGAATGCCAGGGCAACGGCAAAGCCCCTCAAGCCGCCTGATCCCACTAGGAGAACCTGATCGTGAACCGCCTGCCCGAGCCGACGCCCACCGCCCCCGCGGCCGGGCAGGCCCCCAACCCGCTCACCGACTCCGTCATCTCCGCCGCCGTCGAACACGCCATCGAGAAGGCGAAGCGCAACGACACCAGCCCCGAGGCCGTAATCGGCACCGCCCCGCCCGTCGCCCAGCCCGGCCGGCCACCGATGAGCGAGAAGGCCGCCGACGCCAGCGTCATGATGATCGCGGCAGGCTTCCTCAGCATCTGCCTCGGCGCCGCAGTCTCCGGCGTCCTCTACTTCTCCGGCAACGCCAACGAGACCGTCGTCATCGCCATCTGCACTGCCCCGCCAGTCACGTTCGTGGCACTCAAGTCGCTGGTGAAGAGCGCCAAGCAGGCCACGCCCGCCGAGATCCACAACCACTACACAGGCACCGTCCACCAGGACCAGCGCACCACCCACACCGCGAACAACGGCGTGTGGGTCAAGAACAGCAACCGCAACCACTGACGAAAGGACCAGCCATGCAGACCATCGACCACGCCCCCACCGAGATCACCACCAGCCCGCAGATCACCCGCCTCCACGGCGACGCCACCACCGTCGACCTCACCACCAGCCTCACCGCCGAATGCCCCCACGGCCACCAGCACACCCTCTACATCACCGACATCAGCGCCATGCCCGACGCCCTCCAGCAGATCGCCGAATGGGCCGACGAACACGTCGACACCTGCCCGGGAGCCGAACCCCCCGACGACGAGCCCGTGCACGAGGAGTGCCTCGGCATCCACGGCAGCGCGGGCGACTACCGCAACTGCGACGGCAACCCCATCTGACTCTCAACCAACTCGACAGGAGCCCGGCATGCCCCGACTCGTCGGTATCCGTGACGGTCACCGGGTCATCATCACCGTGACCGGCCGCCGCGGCACGATGACCGTCACCCGGCGGCATCACCCCGACTGCCCGTGCCCCGGGAAGACCACGACGCCCGACCAGAGCCCCGCCTGACGGCCCGAACGACCAGGGCCCCTCAGACGCCGCGACCGCCCCCGGCGGCGTGGCACCCCCGGCCAGCACCCGCTGGTCGATGACCGCCGCCCCGACGCCCGCGAACTGTGACGGGCGCGGGGCGGCGGGCCCCACCCACGCAACCCACAACGGGAGAACCGGAATGCAGCCCTACGTCGACACGCAAGGCCTCTTCAACGGAAACATAGTCGTGCTGCACGACCTGGAGATGGACATCTACATCATGAAGGGACACCACTGCGAGGAGGACATCAACACCCTGCTCCAAGATGGTGCCGGCGTGCCGCTTCTGTTCCGTACCTTGCGGGTCGTTGCTGGCACTGTGACTCGCACGTGGACTCTGTTCTCGTGGCACCGACCGAACTGTGATGCCGTCGGGGAGGACGCGCCCTGGTGCCTGTGCGGGTTGGACGAGAGCGGAAGCCGCGTGGACTGGTACCCCACCCCGGCAGATCCGGGTACTCCTCACGCCGTCCCTGTGGCCTGGTTCAGGGGCACACGGTGAGCGTGGCCCGCGCCACTCACCCCCGCCTGACCGCCCGACCCGACAGGATGGACCACATGCGCTACCGCGACCCCGACTGCACCTGCGAGATCGAATACCCCGGCGCCCACCGCCGCTGGTGCGACCACTGCCGCACCGAAGGCCCCCTCCCCGGCAGCCTCGCCGACCCCGAATGGGAGCAGCGGAGCAACGACCCGGCCGTCCTCCAGGAAGCCCACCAGCGGATCGCCGACACCCACCCCGACCTCGCGCACCGGCTGCTCATCGCACTGGACCACCTGAACTTGGCCCAGCCCGACTGACCCCGCCCCCCCAAGGCCCGCTCCCTTCCCGGGACGCGGCCGTCACTGTGCCATTGGCCCGGACTGTAAACCCCGTAGTGCACCATTGGCTCAAGCATCACTCTGCTTCCCGCACCGCCCCGAGGAGCCGACCATGCACGACAACGCCGCCGCCCTGGACGAATACGACTGGCCGGTCTGCCCCTGCGGACGCCAACTCCGAAACGACGAACTCGGACGCCAAGCCTGCCGACTCTGCCAGGAACACACCGACCAGTCACTCCGCCAGCTCCCCGGCCCCCGAGGTTTGTACGCCCAACTCGCCACCCGGCTAGTCCCCGGGCGCGGGGGTGACGGCCCGGTCGTGTCCGTCTCCCGCACGGCGCCACTGCCCCTCCGCCTCGAACCCCTCAGCCTCATGGCCCGAGGCGGCGTCGTCACCATCCTCCAGACCTGGCTGATCGACTGGCACGAACACCTCGGCTGGCGGCACCCGCGCTGGAAGGGTGATCTGCAGCAGCAACTCGACCAAGCCGTCAAGGCACTGCGCACCAATCTCGAATGGGCAGCAACCGAACACCCCGCGTTCGCAGACTTCGCCCACGAGGTCAGCAGCACGGTCCGCCAGTGCGAACGCCAGATCACCGGCGAGCGGACCGAACGCCCGATCGCCGTAGCCTGCCCGTGCGGAACCGTACTGAGGATCACCGTGTCCACCCCCGGCGCTCGGTGCCGAGGCTGCACCACCCAGTACGCGCGCACCGAGATCCTTGATCTACCTCTCGCCACACGAACGGCTGCATAGCACTGGACTTGCCCACCTGATCACCTGTATGTCACAGTGGCAGCAGACGGAACTACGTGTGTCCGCAACTACTTCAGCCCCCAGCTTCCGGCCGGGGGCTTTCTGTATTCCAGGGGGCGGACGTGAGCGTCACCGACCTGTATCCGGAAGACCTCGTCTTCGAGCATGAAGCCACCGCCGCAACCGGCGTACCGGGTCCGGTGATTCGGCAATGGGCGCGGCGAGGCAAGGTCCGCAAGTTTCAGGGACGCCCCGACCAGCTCTCCGGCCAGGGCCACGAGTACAAGACCATGTACGCGCTCCCGGACGTCAAGGAGCGTGCTGCCACCTACCGGCCCACGCCCCAACGAGCACCAAAGGCCGCATAGCTCCTGCGCCCCGGGCGGTAGCGCAGGCCGGGCCTCGTAGCGGTCCGCGCTCGGCCCAACCGTCCGCCCGGTCCTAGTGGGGGGCCGGGCGGACGAACAACCCACCGAATCCCCCTAACTCGGGGCCGGTCGGCCCATCCCGACCCCGAAAGCACCCCCGTCACGGGCGGCGAGACACCCAATACCGGGAGGTGAACCGATGCCCCTGCCCCCCGGACTCTCCACCGTCACCGTCACCGGCACCTACAAGCACCCCGACGGGGCGCCCTACGCCGGCCGGATCATCTTCCGCCCCGAGCCCGACATCCTCACCTCGGCCGCCCACGGAACCCTCGTCCTCGGAGACGCCGAGACAGTCCTCGACAACAACGGCACCTTCTCCACAACGCTGCTGGCCACCGACGACCCCGACGTGACGCCCGTCGGCTGGACGTACACCGTATTCGAGCGGTGGCATGACACGATCGGGCGCAGCTACCCCATCTCACTGCCCGCCGCGGCACCGACCGTGGACATCGCTGACGTTGCCCCCACGGCACCAGCAGAAGGCCAACACGTCGTCATCACCGGACCCCAAGGGCCGCCAGGGCAAGACGGATCGAACGCCGAAGCCGAGGCGTACACCGACACCGCGGTGGCCGCTCACTCCGGCGACACCACTGACGTGCACGGCATCCCGGATACGGCACTCCTCGAAACCATCGCAGGCGCAGTCGCCAAGGTTGCAGCCCACGCTGCGGCCATCGACCCGCACAGCGACCGGGCCTACGCGGACGGACAGTTCGCAACCATCGCCGTCGTCAACACCCTGACCGGAACCGTCACCACACTCAGCGGCACCGTGACCGCCCTGAACGGCTTCGTGGACGATTGCCTCACCCGCGTCGCAGCGATCGAGAACGGCACCGCGTTCCTTGCCGCGCTCAACGTTGTCGGCAACGCGCTCGTCTCGGGCGGTGATCTAACCGTCAAGGACAACGCCAAGGGCTATCGGTTCCGTCGCGGCGGCGGCGCACTCGACCTCGAAGCGACTGGCGCAGACCTCATCGTGTCCAACTGGTCCGGCACCGGCTTCAATGGCACACAGCGCAGCTACGACCGCTACTCCGCCGACGCCCTCAACGTCCAACACGCAGGCAAGCGCGAGTTCGTCGCCGCCCTGTACGGGGCAGCCGTCCACGTCATCGACCCCGACAACAACCGGCTCGGCTTCCACGGCAAGACACCAGTCTCCCAGCAGGCCATCACCGGATCCCGGGCAGATGGCACGGCCCTCACCAACCTCCTGGCCGCCCTAGACAACCTCGGAATCATCGACGACCAGACCACAGCGTGATCCCGAAACCGTCACACCCCTGACAGCGCGCGCAGTATCGGACACCATGTGCCGAACCGCGACGACAGGGAGCAGACGTGTTCGGCAGCAAGAAGAGCGACGAAGAGAAGGCAGCAGCAAGGCGGCAACGGCAGATCACCGCAGCCGCAGCCTCAGCCGGCCTCACCGTCATGGGCGGGCAGTTCAGGGCCCCCAACCAGGATCCCGTCCCCGTCGACGGGGTGCGCATCACCATCGAGCGTGGCGAAGAGGCAGGGAAGCGCGTCACCGCCACGCGAGTTCTCCTCACCGGAATCTTCGCGCTGCTGCTGAAGAAGGACATGAACCAGCTGTTCATCACCATCGAGAACGGCGACAAGGTCATGCTGTGCCCCGTGCCAGCGAAGAAGGAAGGCGCCGCACGCATCCTCGCCACCATGGTCAACGGCGAAGCCACAGGCGTCGACAAGCAGTAGCCGTATAGCCCCAGCCCTGGCCGACTTCACCCTCGGGCCAGGGCTGGCCCACGCTCAGGGAGGCGGCCATGAGCGGCGGATGGGCGGGCAGCAGCAGGCGCAACGAGCTTCCCAACGACTGGTACACGCGCATCAGGCCGATGATCCTCGAACGCGACGGGCATCGCTGCCAGGCCTGCGGACGGCCGGCCACCGACGTGGACCACATCGGTGATAAACACGACCACAGGCCCGCCAACCTGCAAGCGCTGTGCGGCTGGTGCCACAAGCGGAAGACGAGCGAGCAGGGAAACCGGTCACCGAACCGGCAGCGGATCGCCGAGACCAGGCCGCGAGAACAGCACCCCGGACTGATGTGACCGGCCCGAATCTGTGAGTGCGGGCCAGGCGATTCGATCACGACCCTCTGGCCACCCCTGGCCACCCCTCCCTCCCCCCACCCCCTGGAAGCCCGGGGAGGTGCTGTGGCTGAGGCTGGCTACGGGTCTGGCTGATCTGCCCCTTCTGGGTGTTGGCTGGCCGTGTGGCGGGCTGCGGCAGGCCGGCTGGGGTGATTCGGGGTCTGGTTCGGGAGGCGGGCGCTCAGCGTCTCAGCTCCCTGTATCACCCGCGTAACGGTCCCATCTGTGCAGGTCAGACGGTAGATTGCCGTTACATGCCGGGCTAGAATGGGTGCATGAAGACGAGGCGATGCGAGCGCGAGGGGTGCGGCACGCACTTGGGGGCGCGGCATGCGCACAACGCCCGCTTCTGCTCAGGCCGCTGCCGGGTGGCCGCGCACCGTGCGAGCAAGCGGATTCCCGCTGAGTTGACGAGCCGGCCGCGGTGGGTTCGTCGTACCGCGTCGAAGGTTCCGGTGACGGTTGCCGGTGAGGCGGCGTCGAGTACGGATCCGGCGACCTGGTCCGAGCACAGGGCGGCTGCGGCGAGTAAGGCGGGTGCCGGCCTCGGCTTCGTGTTGAACGGTGACGGCGTCGTGTGCATCGATCTGGACCACTGCCTGATCGACGGCGAGCTGGCCGGGTGGGCGCGGCGGATTGTGGACTTGGCGCCGGGCTGCTGGATTGAGCGGTCGGTGTCGGGAGATGGCCTCCATGTGTGGGGGCGTGGCCGGTTGGATCGCGGCCGTCGGCTGTCTGTGGATGGCGGTTCGGTGGAGTTGTACGCGGATGGCCGGTACATCGCGGTCACTGGGGAGACGTGGGGCGACACGCCTCGTCGTCTTGGTGATCTGAGTGGGTTGATCGACGCCTTGCTGTAGCGCCCGACACGGGTAGCTGCGGCGTACCCGACACGGGAGGTATGGGCATGGCTGGTGTAGGTCCCCCGCCGAAGGATCCGAAAAGGCGGGCGCGCGCGAACAAGGACCCGGTGGCGCAGACGATTCTCCGGTTCGAGAAGGCCGAGGCTCCAGAGCTTCCGGACTTCCGGATCAACTCTGGCGAGGACGGGATCGTCGAGTTCGTGTGGCCGGAGCGGACGCGGGAGTGGTGGGCCACGTGGGTCGCCTCCCCGCAGGCAGAGCACTTCAGCAGCACGGACTGGGAGTTCCTTCTCGACACGGCGCTGATCCACGCGAAGGTGTGGGCGGGTGATCTGTCGGCGGCGCCGGAACTGCGGCTGCGGGTGGCGAAGTTCGGGGCGACGATGGAGGACCGGGCTCGTCTGCGTATGCAGTTCGCTGCGGCGGACGAGGCGGACGCAAAGCGGCCGGAGGCCGGCGCGAACGCGAGGGCCCGGTATGGAACACTGCACGCGCTGCCGTCCGCCAAGGACAAGAAGGCTTCTGGGGATTCCTGATGCCGTGGCGCGGCCCTCAGTTCGAGGGTGAGCTGCCGACGCTGGGCTACGTGGTTCTGGACTGGATACTGGAGATGCTTGCTGCTCCGGACCGGCCGGAGTACGAGCCGTTCGTGCCGACCCGCGAGCAGGCCGAGTTCATCCTCCGGTTCTACGAGCTGCACCCGGCGACGGGCAAGCGGCGTATCCGCCGCGGCGTCCTGTCGCGGCCTCGCGGCTGGGGCAAGTCGCCCCTGCTGGCGGCCATCGCGTGTGCTGAGGCGCTCGGCCCGGTCGTCCCGAATGGCTGGGATGCGAACGGCGAGCCGGTCGGTATGGGCTGGGAGCGGATCCGTACTCCGCTGGTGCAGGTGGCGGCGGTGTCGGAGGATCAGACGCAGAACACGTGGGCGCCTCTGCTGGAGATGCTCCGGCTCGGCCCGGTGATCGATGAGTATCCAGGGCTGGAGCCGCTGGATACGTTCGTGAACCTGCCGCGCGGAAAGATCGATCAGGTCACCAGCTCGGCCACGTCCCGTAAGGGCAACAAGGCGCTGTTTGCGGTGCTGGACCAGACCGAGGAGTGGACGCCGAGCAATGGGGGTAAGCGGCTCGCGCAGGTAATGCGGTCGAACGCGGCGAAGATCGGCGGGACGACGCTGGAGTCTCCGAACGCCTACATCCCCGGCATGGGGTCGGTGGCCGAGGAGACCGCGGCGTTCGCCAAGGCAATAGCCGAGGGCCGTACCCGTGAGGACGGTCTGCTGTGGGATCACCGCGAGGCTCCTCCGGAGACGGACCCGACGGAACGCGAGTCTCTGGTGGCCGGCCTTCGGTACGCCTACGGCGACAGCTCGGACCATGAGGCCGGGTGTGTGCTGCATTCGCCGCCGTGCCCGCCAGGCTGGTCTCCGATCGACCGGCTGGTGGGCGACTTCTGGGATACGTCGAATGATCCGCAGGTGATGCGGTCGGACTTCCTGAACCAGATCACTCACGCGAGCGACTCGTGGTTGTCGCAGCCGGAGTGGGCTGGGTGCTCGGATGCGGCCCGGTTGGTCGCGGACGGGGACACGATCGTTCTCGGGTTCGATGGTTCCCGGGCGCGGGCCCGCGGTGTCACGGATGCGACAGCGCTGGTGGGTTGCCGGGTCTCGGACGGGCATTTGTTCCTGCTGGGCTGCTGGGAGCAGCCGGAGGGGCCGGCGGGTCAGGACTGGCGGGTGCCGGTGCTGGAGGTTCTGGCCGCGGTGGAGGAGGCGTTCTCTCGTTTCCGTGTGGTCGGCATGTATGCGGACCCGGCGAAGTGGGAGGGGCATGTCGCGGACTGGGAGGCCCGTTGGGGTTCGGGTCTGCAGGTGAAGGCGACGCGTGACCATCCGATTGAGTGGTGGATGACGGGCGGCCGGTCGAACTTGATCGTGCGTGCGTTGGAGAAGTTTCACTCTGCGGTCCTGGATCGGGAGTTGTCGCATGACGGGTCGAGCACCCTAGCCAGGCATGTGCTGAACGCCCGTCGGCGTAAGGGTCGGTCCGGGATCCAGATCATGAAGGAGCATCCGGACTCGGCACGCAAGATCGACGCTGCGATTGCGGGTGTGCTGGCGTGGCAGGCCCGGCTTGATGCGGTGGCCAAAGGGCTGGCCGAGCAGGAAGAGCCGATGGGCGGCTTCACGTTCTGAGCAGAAGCTGGGGGTGGGGCCGTGCTGGATGACACCCCGGGCACGCCGGACTGGTGGCTGCTGAGGCTGGGCCGCCGCTTGCGGGACCGCGGTAAGGATCTGGACCGCTGGTGGGACTACTACAGCGGGAAGCATCCGCTGCCGTCGCTGCCGAAGAACGCGGCTGCCGCGTTTCTGGAGTTCCAGAGGAAGTCGCGGACGAATTTTTGCCGCCCGGTGGCGGACGCTCCGGTGCACCGCTTGCAGGTGCTGGGTGTGACGGATGCTGATGGCCGGGCGGACGATGACGCGCTGCGCTGGTGGCAGGCGAACAAGTTGGACTCGCGGCAGAAGCTGCTGTATCGGACGGTGATGGCGCAGGCTCAGGCCTACGTCATCGTCGGCCCGCACCCCACCCGGGTTGAGCCGGACAAGGAGACTCCGTCGCCGCTGGTGACGGCGGAGCATCCACGGCAGGTGATCGTGGAATGCGATCCGGCGACGGGCGAGCGTGCCGCCGCGGTGAAGGCGTGGTGGGACGACGTCTACCGGGTAGGCCGGGCGACGGTGTATCTCCCGAGCGGTCTGCAGCGGTATGTGACGCCTCAGCGTCGCGGTCCTGGCCAGTTGCCGTGGGGGCAGGAGTCGTGGGATCCGGACGGCGACTTCCAGGAGCATGATCTGGGAGCGGTGCCGGTGGTGCCGTTCGAATGTCGGCCGGACCTGATGGAGAGCCCGGTTCCGGAGTTCGATGGCGTGCTGGACATTCAGGACCGCATCAACATGGGCGTCCTGAACCGGATGACCGCCGCCCGGTACTCGGCGTTTCGGCAGGGCTTCGTGACAGGGCATAAGTTCCGGAAACGGTCCGATCCAGCTACCGGGCTGGAAGTGGTCGAGCAGCCGTTTGTTCCGTCTCCCTCAGCGCTGTGGGCGTCAGAGGGCGAGAACGTCAAGTTCGGGCAGCTGGATGCGACCGACCTGTCTGGGTTCTTGAAGGAGCACGAGTCGGATGTGCGCGACATGCTTGTCCTGTCGCACACGCCGGCCTATTACTTCGCCTCCGACCTGGTGAACATCTCCGCCGACACGGTCAACGCCCTGGACGTCAACCACCTGGCGAAGGTGGGAGAGCACCAGGCCACGTTCGGGGAGTCGTGGGAGGACGTCCTTGCGCTGTGCGCCCGGCAGGCCGGGGTGGAGCGGGACTACTCGCAGTCGGAGGTGCGGTGGGCGGATCCGCGGCGCCTGAACCCGAGTGTGATCGCGGACGCGGCGACGAAGAAGCATGCGGTCGGCTATCCGTTGGCGATCCTCGCCGAGGAAATGGGCGAGTCGCCGCAGCGGGTGCGCCGCATCACGTCCGAGGCTGCTGGCGCGGCGCTTCTGGCGAGTACAGTGCTGCCCGCCCCCACCCCCGCTCAGGCGTCGGCTCAGCCAGCAGCGCCTGACAGGACAGGGCTGTGAGCGAGGCTACGCAGGCAGCCCTCGATGCCCGGTACACGTCCGTGACGGTGGCACTGCGGCAGCGCCTGATCGCTCTGGTGCTGCAGGCTTTCGGCTCCACCGGCAGTTACCGGGACGAGGACGCGGATGCGTTCGTCGAGCAGATGCTGCCCGTTGTGCTGGGTGCGCAGCAGCAGATGGGCGCACTGACGGACGCGTACCTGTCGGCAATGGTCGGGGACATGTTCGGCGGCGGGGCGGCGGCGTCCGGGGTGCAGATCCCGGAGGCGATCCGCGGGGTTTCTCCGGCCGAGGTGTATCGGCGGCCGTTCGTGACGATCTGGACGGCGTTGTCGGAAGGCAAGCCGCTGGCGGAAGCTATCCGGCAGGGCCAGACTCGGCTGACGTCGATCACGGGCACGGACCTGCAGCTGGTGAGGACAGAGGCGACACGCCAAGTCCTCAGCGCGGACAGCCGGGTGCAGTTCTATCGGCGGGTGCTGCGCGGCTCCTACAACTGCGCGATGTGCGTGATCGCCAGTACGCAGCGGTACCGCAAGGAGCGGCTGATGCCGATCCATCCCGGCTGCGACTGCGGCACCCGGCCGCTGCCCGCTGGCGAGGACCCGGGCCAGGTCATCGAACCGGACTTGCTGGAAGCCGCGCACGATGCGGTCGCCAAAGGGACGGGCGAGTCGGACCGCGGCGGCCGGCTGCCGGACTATCGGGACATCATCATCGACCGCCAGCACGGCGAACTTGGCCCCCTCATGGCCTTGAAACGACAGGACTTCACCGGCCCGTCGGATCTTCCCGGCCGGTGACTGGCGCCGCCGACACGGCAGCGCCTCTCAACACATCAGCCCGACACGGGAGCACTACGCATGCGCGCACGCACTCTGGCACGCCACCGGACAGTCCACGCGGCCTCCGGATGGTCTCACCCTTACGAGGCGGGGATCTTCTCGCCTGTCTGGTATGCGGACGGCGGAGACGCCGGCAGCAGTCAGGACGGCGACACCGGCACCGAGGACAAGCCCGACACGGGCGGCACGTCCACAGACTCCGGATCGTCCGACGACGGCGACGGCACGGACTGGAAGGCCGAGGCGGAGAAGTACCGGGCTCTTCAGAAGAAGTGGGAGGCCCGCGCGAAGGACAATGCCACGGCCGCCAAGGAGCGGGATGAACTGCGGAAGCAGTCCATGACCGACCAGGAGAAGGCGGTTGAGGAGGCGTCCGCGAAGGCGCGCGCCGAGGAGCGCGTCCGTCTCTCCGGAAGGCTCGCCCGGCAGGGGTTTCTTGCCGCGGCGGCCGGCCGAATTCCGCACGCCGCGTCGGTTGCCGACGACCTGAACCTCGCCCGGTTCGTGGGCGAGGACGGCGAGATTGACGAAGACGGCCTGGCCGAACTCGTCGACCGCCTGGCGCCGAAGTCCGCCAAGTCCGACAAGGACAGCGAAGAGGGCGCCGAGAAGAAGGCGAAGCAGAACGGCGGCAGGGGCTTCGACCAAGGTCCGCGCGGCAGCGGCTCCCACAAGGAGTCTTCGCTGGCCGCCGGGCGGGAGCTGTACGCGCAGCGCAAGACCACCACCAGCATCACCTAACTCCCAGACGGGACTGGAGCATGAATCTCACACAGACCACCGAGTCGTTCGGGCAGGACGACCAGTCGTGGCTGGCGTCCGCGCACGGCACGGACACGGCACGCAGCATCACCCTCGACACGTCCGCCTTCACCTCCGGCACGCACTACCCCAACGGCTACTTCCCCTCCGGTCTGGCCCTCGGGAAGATCACCGCGTCGGGCAAGTACGGCCCCTACAGCAACGCCGCCTCGGACGGCACCGAGGTGCTCGCCGGGTTCCTGATGACGGCGATCGACGCGCCCAGCGTCAACACCGTCGACCCGCAGGGTGCCCTGCTGTGGCACGGCGCGGTCGTCGAAGCCAAGCTTCCCATCGCTGTCGACTCCGCCGGCAAGACGGACGTCGCCGGCCGTATCTCGTTCTTCTAGGAAGGGGTGACCCACGATGCTGATCAACACCGACTACGTCACCCCGGCTGAGCTGTCCGGCTACGTGCGTGCGGCGCTTGGGGACATGCAGCAGAACCGGTTCCGGCTGGCCGCGTGGCTGCCGAACCGCACGATCGACGACCTGCAGTACCGGTTCGTGCGCGGTGGTGCGGAGGGGCTGGCCGAGGCCGCGTCGTTCCGGGCCTACGACACGGAGTCGCCGATCGGTTCCCGTCCCGGGATCGCCCGAGTCACCGGCGAACTCCCGCCGGTGTCGCGGAAGATCCGGATGGGGGAGTACGACCGACTGCGGCAGCGGAAGCTGACCGGCAGGGTGCGCACCCAGATCCTCACGGACGCGGAGCGGATGACCCGCTCGGTCGCGGCCCGGATCGAGCTCGCCCGGGGTGAGGCCCTCTACAAGGGCAAGATCGAACTGTCGGAAAACGGTGTCGTCGCCACGGTCGACTTCGGCCGGGCTGCCGGGCACACCGTGAACGCGGGAACCGCGTGGACGGACACGGCGAACGCCACCCCGCTCACCGACCTGATCGCCTGGAAGCAGGTCTACCAGGCCACCAACGGCGTCGCGCCGGGCGCGATCCTGCTGTCGTCGGCGGTGACGGGTCTGCTGCTGCGCAACGAGGAGATCCGGCAGCTGCTGTCGAACGCGAACGGCGTGCCGAACCTGGTGTCGAACGCGAACCTGCAGGCCATCTTCCAGGCGCACGGCCTGCCGCCGTTCGAGGAGTACGACGCGCAGGTCAAGGTCAACGGGTCCAGCCAGTACATCATCCCGCGGGACAAGGTGCTGCTGCTTCCGGCCGCCGGGGACGCGAACGACTCGGAGTCCTCGGAGATGGGCGCCACCCTGTGGGGGACGACCGCGGAGTCGCTGGAGCCGGAGTTCGGTCTGGAGGAGGGGGAGGAGCCTGGCATCGTGGCGGGCTCCTACTCGACGAAGGACCCGGTGGCCCTGTGGACGAAGGCCGCCGCGGTGTCGCTGCCGATCCTCGCGAACCCGGACCTGTCGTTCGCGGCCGACATCGGGACGATCTCGTGACAGCCCGCGCCGCGGTGCACGTTCACGTCGTCAGCAAGGACGGCACCAAGCGGCAGTGGCTGGCGCCGGGCGACGAGGTGCCCACTTGGGCTCGCCTCGACGACCGGAACCTCCAAGGCGGCAGCGCGGCCCGATCCGCGCCAGCACCCGCCCGGCAGGTGGGCGGCGGCGAGGCCCCGGAGCCGTCCCGCTCCGGCAGGGGTTCCAGCCTGGAGGCGTGGCGGTCCTTCGCCGAGAGCAACGGTGTCGGCACCGACTCGGACATGTCCCGCGACGACATCATCGCCGCGTGCGAGCAGGCCGGCGTCGTCTCGACGGAGGGGTGACCGGTGGCGGCCTATGCGACGGTCGCCGACTACGAGGCCCGTGCCGCCGTCACCCTGACCGAGCCCCAGCTCAGCCAGGTTCAGGCGCTGCTGGAAGACATCGCCGCACTGATCCGCACCAGCATCCCGGCCGGGACGGTCCCGGACGTAGATGTCGCGCGGGCGGTCAGTGTGGCGGTGGCCCGCCGCACGATGGCCAACCCGGGCGGCTACCGGCAGCGAACGGTCGGCCAGTACTCGGAGACGCTCGGCGAGACGGGCGGCATGTATCTCACGGACGCCGAGCTGGAAGCACTCACGGCCAACGACTCCAGCAGCAGTGGAGATGCCGCCTACTCGGTAGGCCTGCGCGACAGCTTCCCTCCGTGGTTCCCGGATCCAGGCGGCTGCATGATGCCGCCGCACTGGTGAAGGGAAGCGCATGGTCTTCCATCAGACGATCGTCCGTGTTCGGGCCGGAACCAGGATCGACCGGGGCGGCAACACTGTGCCGGACTGGGCTGCCGACAAGGTGTCTAGACTTCCGGTCAGCCAGGTCAGCGTGCAGCCTGCCACGCAGACCGAGGACAACGACGCCACCCGCGCTCAGGTCGTCACCGGCTGGCAGGTGATCTCCGCGCCCGGCGTGGACGCCGACATCCAGGCCAAGGACCGCATCGAGTGGGACGGCATGACGCTGGAAGTGATCGGCGAGGTCGGCCGCTACCTGGACTTCGGCGACGGATCAACCCATCACATCGAGTTCGTGATGCGTCGCGCGACCGGATAGGAGGAGGCCGAGCATGGCTGACATCGAACTCCGGCTCAACCGGGCGGGCATCCGGGAGACCCTGAAGAGCGCCCCGGTACGGGAGATGGTCGACACCAAGGCCGCAGAGGTTGCGGCTGCGGTACGCGCGCAGCTTCCCGGAGGCACTCAGGTGCGGGTGGACTCCTACACCACGGACCGCGCAGCGGCGGCGGTGGTGATCGCGGATGTGCGGGGCATGGCCTGGCAGGCGCGCGACGGAGTCCTGACGCGCGCGGCCGGTTCCGCCGGCCTTGAAGTGAAGGCGTGGCAGCGGTGAAGCCGCTGGTGGTGTTCGGGGATTCACAGGCCGCGGGTGCGGAGGTGCTGCGAACGGCTCTGTCTGGGCGGGCAGAGCCGTTCGCAGCCGATGTCACGGTCGGCACGCTCGTGCCGTCAGTGCGCTCCCCGGAGGATCCCCTGCTTCCGTTCGTCCTGGTCCGTAAGGACACTGACGCCCCCCACCCGTCGATGGCGAACGCCCGGGCCACACTGCGCTGCACCGTGTGGCACACGGATGCTGATCAGGCGCATGACCTGGCGATGCTCTGCCAGGGCCTGCTGCTGGTGCACTCCGGGCCAGTGATCCGTGGCTGCCGTCCGGGCACGGGCCCGCTCCCAGCGACTGACCCGGACAGCGGCGTCGATCTGTCGACATTCACTGTGCTCGCCAACGTCAAGCCGACTGTCCTAGCTGCTCAGTAGAGTTGGGGGAGGAAGCCCCGGCGAGTGCTGTGAACACTCCCGGGGCGTGGCCAACCTGAGAGAGCAGGCTGACATGAGGGATGCTACCTGCACAGTCGATGGGTGCAGGAGACCGCTCAAGGTGATCTCGCGAGGCATGTACTCGATGCACCACAGTCGTTTCCTGCGGACTGGAACTGTGGGTGAGGGTGCTGCTCGGCGCACCAAGAACGCTGGCGTGGCATGCCAAGTCGAGCGGTGTTCGACGACAGCGCAGAGGCGCGGCCTGTGCCGTAAGCACTACCGGGTCGCGCTGTTGAATGAACGCGACAGATGCGCTGTTGCCGAGTGTGACAAGCCGTGGGAGATCGCTGGCCTGTGTGGCATGCACCACTGGCGATCGCTCAACGGTGGACTGGGAGAGGCGGGCTATCGGAGACAGCGCTACGGATCACAGCGATGCACGGTTCCGTCCTGTGACCGCCGCGCCGAGTCACGATGGATGTGCAAGACCCACTACGGCTTCTTGAGTGCCACTGGGCGACAGCCATCAGTGTTCGCGGACTGTCTGACGTGTGGCGTCCAGATTGATCTCCGTGATTCCGGGCAGCCTGGGGTCCTTCTCGCGAACCGACGACGGATGTGTCGCGATTGTCTCCTCCTTCGACCACGCGGTCGGTGGTGCATGACGAGCAGGCAGCTGGCCGAGCGCGACGGCACCAGCTGTTCTCTGTGCCATGAGGATGTTGATATGGATCTGGCCTGGCCAGACCCGATGTCGCCGAGCGTGGATCACATCGTTCCTCGCTCAAGAGGTGGGCTGGACGTTCCGCTGAACGTGGCGCTCGCCCACCTTCGTTGCAACGTCTCGAAGGGCATCCGCGTCGACGCTTGATGCCACCCAACCCATCCCCCGAAGCCCCTGCCTGACGGCGGGGGCTTCGGCATTCCCGAAGGAGAGTCTCCACCATGGGTGGATCACCACTGAATGCCAACTTGTGGACGGACGCGGACGTCTACATCTCGACCAACCTGTCCGCGACGCTGCCCGCCAATGCCGAGACGGCGTTCGGTGTGGACTGGGATCTGGTCGGTCTCCTCGACGGTGACGAGGGCTTCCCCGAGTCGAGGGACGAGGACACCGACGACAAGTTCGCGTGGGGCGGCATCCTCGTCAGGACGAGCCGCAACCACTTCAAGCTGACGAAGTCCTTCACGGCGCTGGAGGACAACGAGACCACCTACAGTCTGCTGTGGCCGGGCTCGTCCGCCACGCAGATCAAGGTGCCCCGGCCGGCGAAGGTGCTGGTGGCGTTCGAGACCCGCGAGGGCGACAAGGTCCGCCGGCTGATCACCGCGAACTACGCGGAGATCAGCCTCGACGGGGATCACGGCGAGAACGAAACCGACCTGGAGTCGATGACGTTCACCGCCACGATCTACCCCACCGGCGCGGGCGTGCTGTTCAACCGGCAGACCACGCCGATCCTGACGAGCCTGACCGTCGCACCGTCGACGCTGACGATCGCGGACGGCGAGATCGGCGCGCTGACCGCGACGGCGACCTACGACGACGCGTCCACCGCGGACGTCACGGCAATGGCGTCGTGGGTGTCCTCGGCCCCGGCCGACGCCACTGTGTCCGCGGGCTTCGTCACCGGTGTGGACCCGGGGTCGGCGACGGTCACGGCGACCTACGAGGGCCAGTCGGACACCTGCGCCGTCACCGTCACCTGATGACCGCCGGGGCGCGGAGGTTCGTCGCGGTTCGGCCGCGCCCCGGTGCACCACGTTCGAACCGCGAGGAGCGACATGCAGGTCCAGTTCACCGATGAGGAGATCACCGCCAAAGCGGTGCAGCTCGGCGTCATCGAAGCCGGTGAGCGTCTGCCCCGGAATCTGCGGAGCCGGATTGTGGCCGCGCTCATCCAGGAGCAGGCGCCGCGTTTCACCGAGGCGGAGGCGCCGCCGATCGCGGAGAGCATTCGCGTGCAGCCGCGTGGATCCATCGAGGTCGACGGCCGGCCGTTCCCGTGGCTGGTGCAGGCCGACCGGATTGAAGTGTCCCTGGAGCCGGACGGGTCCGGCATGGTCCGCCTCACTCTTCCTGCCCGAAGCATCGAGATCGTCAAGCCCGACATTGAGAGCGAGTAACCGCGATGAGCACCACCCGAACCGCGAACAAGCCGGCCGACAACCAGCCGTTCGACTTCAACCTCGACGCGGTCAAGGCCGAGGTTGACCTCACCCCGTGGCGCGTCAACTGGAACGGCCGCCGCTGGGAGTTCGCCCACATGGAAGACCTCGACGTGTGGGGCCTGATGGAAGCCGCGGAGGGCGGCGACATCGCCGCCACCATCGGCGTCTTCAAGGCATCTCTGGGTGACAAGGACTGGGAAGAGTTCCGGAAGATCCGCCTTCCCCAGTACAAGCTCAAGGCCCTGTTCGATGCCTACCGCAAGCACTGCGGCGTGGCCGAGGGGGAATCGGAAGCCTCGTCCGGCTCCTGAGGGAGCACGGCGAGGCAGTCCAAGCCGACCTGCGCGACCACTACGGGGTACGCCTGTCAGACCTGTTCCGGCGGGGCGCCGATGGGTGCCCGCTACTCACGTGGCGGGAGCTCGGCGGATACGTCCGCCAGCTACCTCCGAGCGCCCGCACCCGTCTCGCCCTCGGTGATGAGGACAGCGTGTGGGGCCTGCAGGAGCATCTGACTGCGGTCGTCATCGACGAGCTTCGGTCTGCGAACTGGCAGCGCGCCAACGAGGGCGCAGAGAGGCCAAAGCCGCACCCCAAGCCGTTCCCGCGGCCTGGCGTGGGCGGCAAGACCAAGCGGGCGGACAAGAGCAGCCCCGAACGGCAGGAAGCCCGGCAGCGAGCACTGCGTCGGGCAGCGGAACGTAAGAGGGCCCTGGCTGCCGGTGAGATCACCTGACGACGGGAGGTGCGCATGCCTTCCGTGGGCTACGCCACGCTGCAAATCATTCCGTCGGTGCGGGGGATCTCCGACGAGCTCCGGCGTCAGCTGTCCGGCCCTGCAGCCGACGCGGGAAACCAGGCTGGGCAGCAGGCGGGCGGGCAGTTCAGCGAGAAGTGGAAGGCGGGCTTGGCGGCCGCCGGCGCTGCTGCTGGGGCGATCCTGGTCGCGGCGACGGTGTCGGCGGTGGAGAAGGAGCGGATGGCCGACCGGCTGTCCGCTCAGCTCGGCCTGTCCGGGAAGGGCGCCAAGCAGGCCGGCAAGGTCGCGGGCGACCTGTACTCGAAGGCGGTCGTCGACTCCTTCGAGGACGGTGCCGCCGCGGTCCGCGCGGTCATGGGCTCGGGACTGATCGACGAGAAGTCGACCACCAAAGCGATCGAGTCCATCACCACCAAGGTCGCCGACCTGGCGTCGACGTTCGACCAGGATCTGGTGGGCACCACCAACGCGGCCACGCAGCTGATCCGTACCGGGCTCGCCAAGGACGCGCCAGCCGCGCTTGACCTGCTGACCAAGGGCTTGCAGTCGTCCGCTGACAAGGCGGGCGACTTCTTGGACACGATCAACGAGTACGGCACACAGTTCCGCAAGGCGGGCCTGGACGGTGCGACAGCGGTGGGCCTGCTGAACCAGGCGATCCGCGCGGGCGCCCGCGATTCAGACGTGGCGGCGGACGCCATCAAGGAGTTCTCCATCCGCGCGGTGGACGGCTCGGATTCGTCGGCCGCCGGATTCAAGGCTCTGAAGCTGTCCGCCACAGACATGGCGGCCGGGTTCGCCAAGGGCGGGAAGTCCGCCAACAGCGTCCTCGACCTCACCCTGGACAGACTCCGCAACGTCAAGGATCCGGTCAAGCAGTCACAGATCGCCGTGCAGCTGTTCGGCACGCAGGCCGAGGATCTGGGCAAGGCCCTGTTCGCGATGGACCCGTCGTCGGCGGCGGACGGGCTGGGCGAGCTGGGAGGAGCGGCCAAGAAGGTCGGGGACACGATCCGGGGTAACACCTCCACCGAACTGAAGATCCTGCAGCGGCAGCTGATGGGGGCGCTCGGCACCGTCGTGCAAGCCGTCATCATCCCGGCGCTGAACGGGCTTGTCGACGCCGTGCGCTGGGTGGGTGAGGCCGCGTCGGCGACCGGCCGCTGGTTCCAGGAGTGGGGCGCCTGGCTGCTCCCGGTCATCACCCTCGTCGGCGGCCTGACCATCGCCTTGAACGCGCAGGCCATCGCCACGGGCTTCGTCACGGCGGTGTTCTCGGCGTACCGGGCTGCGATCCTGGTGGGTACTGCGGTGACGAGCGGGTTCGCTGCCGCGCAGGCGGTCCTCAACGCGGTCATGGCGTTGAACCCGTTCGTCCTGATCGCCATCGCGCTGGTCGCGCTTGGGGTTGCGCTGGTCGTCGCCTACAAGAAGTCGGAGACATTCCGGAACATCGTGCAGGCCGCTTTCAAGGCGGTCTCGGTGGCGGCCCTGTGGCTGTGGAACGTCGTGCTTAAGCCCGTGGTCGGGTTCGTGGTCAAGGCGTTCCAGTGGTGGTGGACGGCCGCGAAGGTGTACTTCACGGCCGTCGGCGTGATCTTCTACGCGCTCGGCGCGGTCGCGGTCTGGCTGTGGAAGTCGGCGATCTCCCCGGTGCTCGGCTGGATCATCGCCGGTTTCAAGCTGTGGTGGGCCGGAGCCAAGCTGTACTTCTCGCTGGTCGGAGCCGGCTTCCGTGCCGTCGGCGCGGCCGCCATGTGGCTGTGGCGCAACGCGATCTCTCCTGTGATCGATCTGATCGTCGGCGGATTCAAGCTCTGGTGGGCCGGAGTCAAGATCTATTTCGGGTTTGTCCGGTCCGGATTCCGTGCCGTCGGAGCCGGAGCGACATGGCTGTGGAAGAACGCCATCTCGCCTGCGATGAACGGAATCCGGTCCGTGATCTCCGACGTCTACAACGTCGGGATCAAGCCCGTCCTCGGCCTGCTCCGCACGGCGATCGGCAAAGTCGGCGACGCCTTCGAGTCGGCCCGCGCCGCAATCAAGATCGCCTGGGACAAGGTGAAGGGGATCGCGAAGGCCCCCGTCGCCTTCGTGATCAACACGGTCTACAACAAGGGAATCGTCGGCACGTGGAACAAGGTCGCCAAAGCCTTCGGCGCCCCCAGGCTGAGCGAGTTCCACCCCGAGGGTTTCGCAACCGGTGGCGTCCTGCCCGGCTACACCCCGGGCCGGGACGTGCACCTGGCCGCCCTGTCCGGCGGTGAGGCCGTCATGCGGCCGGAGTGGACGCGAGCGGTCGGCCCTGGCTACGTCCACGCGATGAACGCAGCTGCACGCGGCGGAGGTGTCCGCGGTGTGCAGCGTGCCCTCGGCCTGCCCGGATTCGCCGACGGCGGCATCTTCGGCTGGGTGAAGGGCGCCGCTTCCAAGGGCGTGGACCTGGCCAAGTCGGGGGTGTCGTGGCTGAAGGACGGCCTCAAGGCCAGCGCGCTGGCGGGCATCAACAAGGTCGTCAAGCCGCTCATCGAGCGGATCTCGGGGTCCGCATCGCTGTACCGGGACATGATCACCAAGGTCCCGGAGAAGATGGTCAAGTCCCTGCTGAACTACTCCGACACGGCGGACAAGAAGCTCGGCGCGGCAGGCATCGGAGGCAAGGGCTTCCAGTCCGCGTTGTCCTTCGCCAAGTCCCAGGCAGGCAAGCCCTACATCTGGGGCGGAGTCGGGCCGACCGGCTACGACTGCTCCGGCTTCATGAGCGCCATCGAGAACATCATCCGCGGCCTCAAGCCCTACTCCCGCCGCTGGGCCACCGGTGCGTTCTCCGGCTCCACTGCCCCGTCGGGCTGGGTACGTGGCGCCAACTCCCCGTTCCGCGTCGGCATCACCAACGCCGGCGTCGGTCACACGGCGGGCACCCTGAACGGCACCAACGTCGAGAGCCGCGGCGGCGACGGCGTTGTGATCGGCTCCCGGGCGCGCGGCTACAACGACAGCCTCTTCACCGACTGGTACGGCCTCAAGGGCTACTCCAAGGGCACGCGCGGAGCCACACCCGGATGGGCGTGGGTCGGCGAACTCGGGCCCGAACTGGTGCGTTTCGGTGGCGGTGAGGAGGTTCTCAACCACCGCGACTCCCTGAAGTTCGCTTCCACCATGGGCGCCCTGCCCGGCTATGCCAAGGGCACCAGCGCCAAGGCGCGCGCGAACGCACGCAAGGACATCCCCGGTGACCTCACCTCGGTCACTAAGGCGCTGACCGCGTCGGCGTCGGACATCAAGAAGGCGTTCGACGAGCTGACCAAGGACCTCCGCGCGACGGGCGCCGCCGGGAAGGTGCTCACCGCGTCGACGGTGAAGGCGTCCGTGAAGCTACAGGCGCTTGCCAAGCAGCGCGACAGCGTCGACTCCCGGCTGGAGGCCGCCAAGTCGGCAGCCTCCGATCAGAAGAAGGCTGCGGCCGATTTCTTCGGCCTCTCCCAGGTGGGGGAGGTGTCGACATTCTCTGACCTGCTCGGCGGGCTGAAGTCGAGACAGGCCGAGGCTGAGACGTTCCGCAAGCAGATCGCCGGGCTGTCGAAGAAGGGCGTCAGCCAGGACATCATCAGCCAGCTCGTCGCCCAGGGCCCAGGAGGGCCGCTGATCGACCTGGTCGCCGGGGCATCCAAGAGCCAGCTCGCCCAGCTGAACAAGGTGACCGCGTCGGGGGCGAAGCTGTCGGGCGCGTATGGCAACACCATGGCCGACGCCATGTTCGACGCCGGGACGCAGGCCGGGCGAGGGTTCCTGACCGGGCTGCAGGCGCAGGAGAAGGAGGTACAGAAGGCCATGGACCGGCTCGGCGCCGGGCTCGTCGCGGCCATCCGCAAGAAGCTGAAAATCAAGTCGCCGTCGAAGGCCACCGAGTGGGTCGGCGAGATGGCAGGTGCGGGCGTCGGGGTCGGCCTGGACAACACCGCATCAACCGTGGCGGCCGCGGCCGCCCGAGTCGCGGACGCTGCCGTCCCGACGGTGTCCTCGGCATCCGCCGCCGCATCCACCGCGCAGGGCTTGGCCCCCGGCACGCGGCTGCGCCTGGTCGTCGACGGGCGCGAGTTCAGCGCCTACGTCGACGACCGCGCAGACGGGCGCGTGGATGCCGGTCTGACCCGCGTGCGCCGGGCCGCGTCCGCTGGCCGCAAGAGGTAGAGGAAGGAGGACCCCGGATGCCGATGATCGTGGACCCGGACGCGCCGCCCATCACGCCGCCGGAGACCGTCACCAGCCCGGACGGCTGGCTGACGGCTATCGTCGACACCGCCTGGGCCGGAGTGGTCCTCGGCGTCGACTACACCGCGTCCACACCGCTCACAGGCGCAGCCGACGTCGTCCGGGTTCTGATCACCCGCCAGGACCCCGGCGCGGCCGCCCCGGTACCCGTGCGGGGGGCGAACACCGCGTGGGCGCTGGAGGGCGTGGGGCAGGGCTACGACCACGAAGCCCCGCTCGGCGTCGGCGTCACCTACACCGCCCGCCCGCAGTACGCCGACGGGACGTGGGGGCCGGAGTCCTCCCTCGGCATCACCGTCCCCGCGCCGTCACCGGTCGCGGATGTGTGGCTGAAGTCCATCGACCTGCCCGGTGCCAGCGCGCGGGTGACGGTGACGGCGTGGCCGCAACTGGCGTGGACGGCCCGCATCGACCAGGCCACCGTGGCGGGAAGCGCGTTCCCGGCGGCCGCGCAGGACGTGTACGGGGCGGCCGCCTCTGACATCACCCTGGACGCGGAGGGCGACGCGATCGAAGCGGTACGCGCGCTGCTGACCACACCTGGTGTACTGCTGATCCAGACCCGGCCCGCCTACCGTCGGCCCGACATGTTCGTGCTGTTGTCCGATCCGGCCGAGGCTCTCGACGCCGCCCCGGACGGGGCCCGCACGTTCACCGCGTCCGTGATCCAGGTAGAGCGTCCGGACACCGCCGGTCAGCCGATGCGGATGCCCGAATGGTCCTACGACGCGTTGGCCGGACAGTACGCGTCATACGACGCTGCCGAGGCCGCGTACTCCACGTTCACTGCGCTGGCCACGCACGGGACTGTCTGATGCTGCCCATCAGCGAGCGTGTGCTGGCCGCTTTGCCGCAGGCGGTTGGGCGTCCCTACTGGGCGGAGTGGTCCAACGACGGCGGCACCACCTGGACCCGCTGCTCGATCGCGTCGGGATCGGCGTCGGTCGCGGCGGACCGTACCGCGGAGGTCCGCTACACCGCCGGCGCCGAGCTGGTCGGTGTTGCCGGCGGCCGCAATGGGGTCAACACGATCTCGACCAACGTCCGTCTGTGGCAGGGCGTTCAGTTGCCGCGCGCGGATCCGATCTGGTTCCCGGCCGGCCGGTACACCGTCGCCCGCACCCGCATGACCCGCAGTGGGACGATGTCGGTGGAGCTGGACGGCCTTGAGGACGAGCTCCGAGCCGCATCGTTCCCGACGGCGCGGACGGTCGGGCCCGGGCTCGCACGAGGCCTGGTCGAAGGGCTCGTCGGGGAGGCGCTGCCGGGGATCCCCGTGGCGTGGCGTACTGGCGTCAGCCCAGACACAGCGGTGCCGCAGATCGCGGCCACCGAGGACCGGTGGGCGGTCCTGTCCGGCGGCTCGGACTCCACGGGCACCGACACCGGAATCGTCTCGGCGCTCGCCGGGGAGATCTGGGTGGACGCCAGGGGGATCGTGACGATCGGCCCCGTGCCCACGCTGGCCGACCCGGTCGTGTGGACGATCCGGCGGGGCCAGGGCGGCGCCCTGGTCGAGCCGCAGGCGGAGCAGACCGCCGAGGGCCTGGCCAACGTATGGGCAGTCACCGGCGACGGAGGCGACGGCGCCCCCGCGGTCGGCCCCGCGTTCGCGTGGGACGACGACCCCAACTCCATCACCTACGCCGGACCGGACCCGATCAACGACCCGGGCGCACCGCAGCGGCTGGGACTGAACGGGGTCCGGCTGCGGGTCCAGCGGTACGCCTCGGCGGTCATCACTACCCCGAACCAGGCCTCCGACGTCGCCGCCGCCAAGCTCGCCGACTCCCTCGGCGTGAGGTCCTCGCTGACCCTGACCGCCGTCTGCAACCCGGCACTTGAGCCCGGCGACCTGGTTTCAGTCGAGACCGCCCCGGACGTGTTCGAGCCGCACATCATCGACTCGTTCTCCTACACGCTCGGCTCGGCCTCCATGTCCTGCGCCACCCGCACGACCACCAGGAGGCTGACGTGACCGACTCCGCAGGCCTCCTCGGCGCCGACCTCGCCCGCTTCGGCACATCCGGGAAGGGCGACGTGATCTCGCTGGAGGTCGCCGACGTCACGGAATCCGGGCGGGTCAACTTGTCGCTGGGCAACGGCGATTTGCTGCTGGAGGTGCCGTGCCCGGACTCCTACCGGAACCGCCAGGCCGGCGACTGGGTGGCGGTACGGATGTCGGCCCGGCCGGTGGTGCTGTGGCGGCTCGGCGCCGACCCCGTCGAGACCGAGACAGAGAGCACCGAGGAGATCGCCGTCCGGGCGGCCCTGGACTCCCAGGTCGTCCGCGCCGCCACCTACGGCACCGGCGCCCCCGCCGGATCCGGGTGGCAGCAAGCCACCGAGGTCCATGTCCGCAAGGTCGATGGCAAGCTTGAGCTGTACTTCAAGGTCGCCTCGGTCGCGGACCCGTCGCCGAGCACCCCGGGCGTCCCGGCCCCGAAAGCGGTGACGATCTCCCCAACGGACTCCGGGTCCTGGCGCAACGGCAAGCCCGACGAGTACGCGGCTTCTCCCACCCAAGGGGACTGGACCGGCCGAGGCAACCGCCGCGGGGCCTGGTTCTACGGGTCCGCGATCCAGAACGCGTGCACGGGCAAGACCGTGTCGAAGATGACCGTCAAGTTCACGCGGAAAACCGGTGCCGGCGTCAACGCCAAGCGGCCGATGCACCTATACCTGCACAACCACTCCAGTGCCCCGTCCGGGCAGCTGAACCTGGGCGACGGGCCGGAGGAACTGCTGAGCCTGTCCGTCGGCGCGACCGGCACCGCGACGCTGCCCGCATCCTGGCGCTCCGCTCTGGCGTCCGGCAGCGCGAAGGGGCTGGCGATCTACGCCAACGGCTCCCGCGACTACATGGCCGTCACCGGCGGCAAGATCACCATCACCTTCTCCGCGTAGGAGCACCCTTGCCGACCATCGGATACGCCGACCTCCCGGTGCCCGCGGGCGCGGACACCCCCACCATCGTCGATGCGCTCGCCGACCTGGCCACGGCTCTGGATCCGCACTTGGTCCAGCACGTCACCGACCTCGCCGACCGCAACTCCACCCTATCCACCGCGCCACAGCACACCGTGGCAGTCGCCAACGACGGCACCACCTGGATCAAGACCGACAGCGGCAGCAACACCTGGATCACCGTGTGGGAGCCGCTGCCCACCTGGCAGAACGTCACGCTGACGTCCGGCTACCAGAGCTCCGGCGGCTACACCCCGCAGGCCCGCCTCATCGGCAGCAAGGTCAGCCTGCGCGGCCGGATCGAACGCGTCGACGGCCAGGTCATCCCCACCAACGGCGTCAAAGTCGGCACCGTGCCCGCCTCATGCATCCCCCAGGAGCAGGTCGGCGCATACGCCGGGACCTGCTCGCTCGCGGGCGACGTCGTCATCGGCGTCGGAAAGCTGGAAGTCCTGGAGACCGACACCTCCTCCACCCTCGGCGGGGCCGGTGACATCACCTGGTGGTCCCAGGACGGGCCGACCGCGGCCGGTACGCCGTGGATCGCCATCAACGGCGACTACTGGATCGACTGAGGAGGCCGCACGCCTTGACGCTCTACACCTTTGGCGGCACCCCGGCCGACGTCCTCACCGACACCGCCGGGAACGTCGTCCCCGACTTCCAGGTCCTCGTCTACCGCGCGGGCACCAATGAGCTGGTGACCGCGCTGTACGAGGCCGACGGCACCACCCCCATCGCCGAGCTCCGCTCCAACGGGACCGGTTCCCAGACGCCCGGCGCCATCCGCGCCTTCAAGGCGGACGACGTCACAGCGATCGAGTACGCCTACAACGGCCCCGGAGGATCGCCGGTCCGCTGGTACCAGGCCGCGCGCGAGCTCGCGCAGGAGGCCGCGAGCGCGGCTGCTGACGCACTGTCAAAGACCGACGGCGGCACCGTCACCGGTGCCACCACGTTCGAGGGCGGCCTGGACGTCGAGGCCGGGCTGAACGTCACCGGCGGCGCCGTCGTGGACGGCCTGGACGTACAGGGCAACCTGAACGTCGACGGGGTCTTCACCCCTGCCAGCCTGCAGCTGTCCGGCATGCGGATCTACAACCCGCGCGTCTACGGGGCACTCGGAAACGGCACCGGCAACGACGCCCCGTTCATCAACCAGGCCCTGACCGCGGCGAACGCGGCGGGCGGCGGCTGGGTCATCGTCCCTGCCGGCGTCTACATGATCGGCGAGGTCCTGCGGATCCGCCGCAACACCCGCCTCACGCTCATGCCCGGCGCGGAGTTCCGCCGCTCCTACGCGGGCACGATGCTGCTGAACGGGGACGCCGACCAGTCGTTCGGCGGTTACACCGGCCACGGGACCATCGTCATCGAGGGCGGCCTGTGGAACATGCGCGCGACGACATCCGGTCTGACCGGATCGGCGATGTGCATCTCCATCGGGCACGCCAAGGGCGTCACCATCCGGGACCTGGAGGTTCGTGACACCCCGGGCTTCCACGCCATCGAGTTGAACTCCACGAAGCATGGCCTGATCGACAACTGCCGGTTCGTCGGCTACGTCGACCCGGGCGGCCGCGACTTCTCCGAGGCCGTACAGATCGACCTCGCCAAGTCCAGTGGGGTGTTCGGCGGGTTCGGGCCCTACGACAACACCGTCTGCGAGGACATCGAGATCCGCGGCTGCTACGTCGGCGCCTCCGGCACCGCGAGCACGACCGCCTGGCCGCGCGGCTTCGGCTCCCACAGTGCGACCGTCGGCACCGCCCACCGCCGGATCCGCATCACCGGCAACACCTGCGAGGGCCTGCCGCAGTACCCCGTCGTCGCCTACGCGTGGGACGACACCCTGATCGAGGGCAACACCTTCAAAGGGTGCGGCGGCGGCATCCGTGCCCGGACCATCATCAGCGCCGACGCCGCCGACTCCACCAACCTCGCCGGCGTCGTCACCAACGCCTCCCAGGCGATGCGCAACCTCGTCATCTCCGGCAACACGATCCGCGACACCGGAAGCGTCGACGACGGCATCCTCCTCTACGGCGAATCCACTGGCCGGATCCACAACGCGACCATCACCGGCAACGTCGTCGACACCGTCGCCGGCGGGGAGAACGGCATCCGTCTCTTCCACGTCGAGCAGTGCACGGTCAACGGCAACACGATCCGGGAGCCCGGTGGTACGGCGATCTCGCAGGAGCAGGTGTTCGGCGGCACCGTCTCCGGTAACCGGATCTACCAGCCGGGCGGATCGGGCGTCTCCTGCGACTCCGGGCAGGGCGTGACCATCGGCACCAACACGATGCGGAACCTGGGCACCAACGGCATCCACATCCTCGGCGGCTCCGACATCCAGCTGATGCACAACCTGATCAAGGGGGCGTCGCGGTCGGCCGCCGGGAACTACGGCATCCGCGCGTCGACCGCCGTGGATGGCCTGCTTGTTGTCGGTAACCGGGTCCGCCCGTATGGGTCGGGCAACGAGGCCGCCTGGGGCCTCTCGATCACCAACACGTGCACCAACGTGCGCCGGTACGGCAACGACCTGACCGGCTCCGGAACGTCCGGCACCGTGGACGACCAGTCGACCAACCCCGACATCAACCCCCAGGACGAGGGCGTCCTCACCTACACGCCGACCGTCACAAACGGCGGCTCCGCCACCTTCACTACGCAGACCGCCCGCTACTACAAGCTGGGCAAGCTGGTGTGGGTGAACATCGGCCTGGTCGTCAACGCGGCCGGCTCCGGCACCAGCAGCGTCGCCGTTGCCCTTCCCTCCACACCCTCCCGGACCATCCAGCAGACACTCGACCTGACCTGTGAAAGCGTCCGGGTGGCCACCCAGTCCACCAAGGGCTCCGCGGTCATCCTGACCTCCGGATCGGGCGCCACGATCGACCGGCTCCGCAACCAGGTCGCCGCTTCCGGCGACTCCACCACGGACAACCGGATCCTCAACGTGCAGGGCACCCACCTCCTGGCCGGCGCCATCATCACCATCACCGGCTGGTACCTCGAAGCCTGACCAGCCACCAGCCTCAACACCTCACGCCCTGAGCCTTCTGGCCTGGGCCTTTCTCGTATCTGGAGGGCCGATGGCCATCAAGCTCGTCACCCGTGCGCAGTGGGGCGCGCGGGCCTACCGCACGCCGAACGGGGCGACCCCGTACAGCGGGCCTCGCCGGGGCGTGAAGCTGCACTACCTCGGCACCGCCTACGCGGACCGGGTGCACGACCGGTGCGCCGCCTACATACGGCTGCTTCAGGACCAGCACATGGACGGCAACGGCTGGTCCGACATCGGCTACAGCTTTCTGGTCTGCACGCACGGCTACGTCTACGAGGGCCGCGGCCTCAAGCGCCGCAACTCCGCCAACGGCAACACGGCGCTCAACGAGCAGGACTACGCCGTCTGCCTGCTCGTCGGCTCCTCCGACCTCACGAAGCCGACCGACGCGCAGCTCCACGGCGCCCGCGACGCCATCGACTACTGCCGCAGCGAAGGCCCGGCCGGCACGTGGCTCGGCGGACACCGCGACGGCTACGCCACATCCTGCCCCGGCGACCCCATCTACGCCTGGGTGAAAGCAGGGGCACCCCGCCCCACCGCCAGCGAGGAGGACGACATGCCCACAGTGCCGGAGATCGTGAAGGGCCTGGCGAAGACCGACGGCGTCTTCGACGTGCCACTTCGCTGGCGCAGCAGCAACCCGACCAACGAGCAGTGGCAACTGGAATCGATCCTCGCCTTCCTCGGGGACCGGACGCTCGACGTGGGCGAGGCAGTGACCGCGCTGGCCGCGAAGGTCGCAGCGGGCCCGGTCGCGCTGACCGAGGCGCAGGTCGCTGCGCTGGCCGACAAGGTGGCGGCGCATCCGGCGCTCGCCGAGCAGATCGCGGAGCGGGTCGCGGACAAGCTCGCCGATCGCCTCGCAGGCTGAACAGGAGAACCCTCATGAAGATCTTCGGCCGTGAACCGGCGCTCATCATCGCCACGATCAGCGCCGCACTGTCGCTGCTGGTCACCTTCAACTTCGGCCTCTCCGCCGAGCAGGCGGGCGCGATCGTCGCCGTCATCTCCGCCGTGTTCGCGGCAGCCACCGCCGCAGTCACCCGGCCGGTCGCGCCGTCGGCGTTCACCGGTATCGTCGCCGCAGTCGCCGCACTGCTCGCTGCCTACGGGCTGGAACTGGGCCCCGAGAAGATCGGCGCGCTGAACGCCGTCGTCCTCGCCGTGCTCGGCCTACTGACCCGCGGCCAGGTGTCCCCGGCAGCACCCTCCGCGCCAGCGACCGCCGAGCCTCCGCGGGGGGTGTAGGTGCCGCGCCGGATCGTGCGGCGGCTCGGCCAGCAGTTGGGCCGCCGGGGCGCGATCCTCCTCTGCTACGGCGCCGTCTGGGCCCTGTACGGATACGCGCAGATCGCGTCCCCGCCCCCCGACCAGCGGGGCTTGCAGCCGCTGCTGGAGCTCGCGCCGCTGGCCGCGTGGGGCTGGCTGTGGGTGGTTGCTGGCCTGCTGGCGGTCGTGTCCGCGTGGCTGCCGACGGGACGCGACTGGCCCGCCTACCCGGCGCTGCAGCTCGTCGTGCTGCCCTGGATGGGCTGCTACCTGGCGACATGGCTGATGGGTGACTTCCCGAGGGGGTGGATCGCTGCCGCAGTGTGGGGCCTGATCTCGGTCCCGGTTTGGGTCACGGCGGGATGGCCCGAGCCGCCCCGCATCAAGAGAGTGAGCAGCGCATGACGGTGGACACGTGGGTGCAGGCCGGGCTGGCGCTGGTCGCGGCGGCGGGTGGCGTGGTGTCGGCCCGGTCGGCTCGGCGTACCAAACGGCAGGAACGGCGCGATGATTTCACCGCGGTCACCGAGCAGCAGGGCAAGGCGATCGAGCGCCTGGAGAAGCGCATCGAACGGCAGGAGAGCGAGGCGGAGAAGCAGCGGGAGCGAATCGGCGACCAGGACGAGGCGATCGGCTGGCTCCTCCACCGGGTGCGGTCCCTGGTGACGCACATCAAGAAGGCCGGACTGGAGCCGCCCGCCACCGAGCCGATGTCGGAGCGCGCGGCCCGCTACATCCACCACATCGACGTGTGAGAACTGGAGTGCGAGTCATGGCTGATGAGGATCCGCCGCCGTTCTGGCTGTCGCCCCGCCCGTTCCTCGAACCCGACCTGCCACCACCCGACGACGACACCGAGTGAACGACGCCCCCGCCCTCCTGCCGCCGATGCGGTAGGGGAGCGGGGGCGTAGCTGCGTCAGAACGGAACGTCTCCGTTGCCCATGACAGTGAAGAAGAACGGGGCGCCCGGAGATGCGGGGATGTCTTGCCTATGCGGGCGGTTGAACGTGGCCTCGTTGCCGTTGGTGAGACGCAGTCGGAGACCCTCGTCCTTGTTCTTGAGGGTGTCCCAGTACTCGCCGGCGACTGTCAGTCTGCCGCCCCAGGACTCGCGACGTCCGGCAGCCCAGCTGCGCAACTGGGCGCCGACCGCGATCTCCTGGCCGTCGTCCGTGATGAGGATCGCGCGACCTTGGTATGTGCTCATGCTCGGAGGCTAGCCGTGCCGTCAAGTGAGGTTCGCCTAACGGCGCGCGGAGGGCGACCCGTTGGAGGCGTCCACTCTCGATAACATGCCGTATCGCGGGTCCCGCTCCTAGATCGGAGCGGGACCCTTCGTCGTCTCCGGAAGTGCTGGCGATCACCCAACTCTGTGGTTGATAATGACAGTTATCCTTCACTAGGATGCGACACAGTCAACTAATCAGGAGGACAGCATGGGACGTCGCTTCAGGGACATGCAGACGCCGGAGCAGCAGTACGCGGCTCGGCAGGCGCCTGCACTGCGGCAGATGGCGCATCAGGCCGAACAGCGGGCCGAACAGCAGCAGATGACCGCCGATGTGTACGGCCGCCAGGGCCGCGACTACTCGGACCCGGCGAGGGCGGCCAGCGCGCAGCGAGAGGCGAACCGTCAGCGAGGCCGCGCCCGTGGCCTGCGGGAGACGGCAAACCGTGCCGAGGCTGACGCTCAGCCGAAGAAGAAGCGCGGCTGGTTCAGCTGATCGGCGGCCAACGACTGCGAGCCCCCGGCAAGGGAAAGTTGCCGGGGGCCCGTGCATACCGTACCTGGAGGTGAATCACATGGATCTAGTTCCGCGCCCGGCGTGTGGCCGCCCATGCGGTCCGCGCCGATGCGAGTTCTGCGGCGGATGCCCTGACCACGACTGCGCGCGCGACGACTGGGCAGTCCTTGCACACATCGAGCACTTCGCACCATTCGCATCACCGGGCGAAACGGCATGCGGCCACATTGGAGGCCCGGCCCACCTTGTCGGCAACCCGTACCCGCCAGACATCTGCCTACTCCCGGTGGGATGCGACGGCAAGCACGACGGCAAGCACCGATCGCCGAAAGGATGGTCGTGGCCGCAAGAGGCGAAGCGAAAGGAGTCCCGCCCATGACCGTCACACCTCCGTCCGCTTGCCGCTGGTGCGGCATCGACCAACGAGAGCACGCTCAGCGCTGGCACCGCTCAGCCGGGTGGCACAAGCATGAGCCGCCCACCCAACAGCAGATCAAAGAGCGGATGCTCATGCGGCGAGGTGGCCGCCCGTGACCGCCCTCGTCCCGCGCCCGTCGGCGGAGCTGTCGACCGACCGGCACGACCCCCGCGACGACTGGCCCGACGAAGCACGCGCACTCGCCGACCACCTCGCCGGCATCTACGGCGACCGCGACCCGTTGCCCACCATCGCCGGAAGCTGGGTAGCCCGCCAGAAGAGCCGCCACACGAGGCGGGCCTACGTCCGCACGTTCAAGGCGTGGGAGCAGTACGCCCGCAAGAGCAAGATCCATCCGCTCCAGGCGAAGCTGCCGCTCGCCGACGCCTACGCCAAGCACCTCGCCAAAACCCCCACCCGCAACGGACGGCCCCCAGCGGAGACCACGCAGGCGCAGGCCCTCGCCGCCGTGGGCTCCTTCTACACCTACGCCGCCCGGCTCCAGGCCGTCGACTCCGACCCGTTCGCCGCCGTCAACCGGCCCTACGTCGATCCCGACTACTCGCCGACCGAAGGCATGACCGAAGCCGAGACAATGCGGCTCATCGAGACCGCACGCGACTGGGCACCCCGCTCCTACGCCCTCGTCATGCTCCTCTACCTCACCGGCGCCCGCGTCGACGAACTCCTCTCCCTCAACGCCGACCAGCTCGGCTACGACCGAGGACACCGCACCCTGCCCCTCACACAGAAGGGCGGGAAGAAGCGACCCGCACCCGTACCGCCGCTCGCCCTCGACGCGCTCCTCGCCCACCTCGGCGACCGCACCGACGGCCCGCTGTTCGCCACCGAGTCCGGCCGCCGCTGGACGCAGCCCGAAGTGTGGAAGCACCTCCGCGTCCTCGCCCGCCGCGCCGCCATCCCACAAGCCGCCAGCATCAAGCCCCACACGCTGCGGCACCAGTTCATCACCGACAACCTCGCCAACGGCGTCCCACTCCAGGACGTACAGGACGCCGTTTCGCACTCCGACCCGCGCACCACCCAGCGGTACAACCGACGCCGCCGCCAGCTCGACAACCACCCTGCCTACGCCCTCGCGGCCCGGCTCGGAGAACGGCTCCAGTCTCAGGAGGAAAACACGCCATGACGTCCACGCCGTTCAGCGAGTTCATGAAGTACACCAGGCCCGGGCCTCGGCGTCGGTGTGACAACTGCGGCACGTACAGCCTCCGCCTCTATACGGAGCCAGCCAGCCAGGAGGAGAAGATTGTGTGCACTAACCCGGCCTGTCACGCCTCGCCGGTGCACCGCGACCGCTGAGCGTAGCGGCAGGTACCCGTGTCCGGTCTCTTTCGCTGTGGCTGGTTTGTGGTGCATGGTGTGGGTGCGGGTCCGGAGCCAACCCCCGGGTGATGGTCCCCTTGTCGGGCCCTGCCGTTCGTTGCGAGCGGTGGGGCCCGCCGCACCTCCCGGCTCCCCACGGGAGGGTTTGCTGCTGCCCGTCACCCGTCGAGGTAGCCGAGCTCGGAGTCGGGGCGGCAGTGCGTGCAGGCGGGTATCCCTTCGGCGAGCCAGTGGAGCGCGCCGCTTCTCCGCCGCCTTCCGCTCTTCATCGGCGATCCACCGGTCGACCTGGCCGAGCTGGTGGACGAGGTAGCCGCGGACGACGCGGAGCCGGTCGAGGTAGGTGGGCGCGGGAGTATCGGGCATGCGTTCGATTCTAGAGCCGCAGGGCACCTCTGACACCCTGGGGGCGTGACCGACCAGCGCTACCACCTCACACTGACCATCAACGACCAGCCCGTCATGCACGGCTGGTGGGGGAGCGAGGAGACCGCCCGCCGGAAGTTCACGCGCTGGATCGGCGAACACGGCAACGCCGACGGCGCCCGCATCACCCTCACTGACGAAGAGACCGGCACCGTGTTGACGACCTGGCCGGACGAGCCGTAGCCCTCTGCCACCCTGGACACATGACGACTCTGCCGGAGACGGACCCGCGCATCGGCGCTCTGATGGACCTCACACAGGGGCTGATCCTGAAGTACACCGAACTCGCCTCGAACGTGGCCGCCCACCTTCCTGACCAGGTCAAGGCAGAGCTCATCGAACACACGCAGACACTGGTTCAGGAGGCCCGAGATCGCCGAGATGGACTTCGAGCCGCCCATCGGAGAGTACGTCATGTCGACTCGCCCCAGCGTTGTCGGTGGCGGTTCGTAGACTGTTCTCGTCCGGCATCGATGTCTTTCGATCAAGCCGGGTTTGCTGAGTTGCTGGCGCCCGCCCCGAGCGTGGAACCCCGGGGCGGGCCGCACTCTGAGAGGGGGCCTCAGCCCTCCGCGTGCCTGACGGCCTTCTTGAGCGCCATCTCGACGTCGTACCGTCCGGTCCCGGTCTGGGCCGCATAGGCGGTGACGGCGGCCTGTACGGCGCCCGCGGTGGCGACGGTGAGCCGCCCGGCCTGGATCTCCTGCCAGGCGGAACGTTCCAGCTCGATCAGATCGTCGGGGAAGTCGATGGCAGCCACGGCGCGATCCTACGCGGCCTCGGTGACGTCCCCGCGCTCCACCTGCCGCAGCTCGCCGAGGAGCCGGTGATACTCGTCCCGCTGCTCGTCCGTCAGCCGCGCCGCCGGATGCGACCACAGGGCCCGGATCGCCGCGTTGATGTCGTCGGCAGACCGCGAGGGGCCCTCGGCGGGCGGGATGGGGGACATGCTCCGATCCTAGGCGCCGGGTCTGACAGTGGGCTACGAGCCGGCGGTCGGCGGCTCTGGCAGCTTGGTCACGAACGTGCCCACCCCGGGGTGCATCACGGCCAGCTTCTCTTGCCGCAGCTGTGTCAGCACCTTCCGGGCCGTCATCTGCGAGATCCCGAACTCGGCGCACACGTCAACCGCCGACGGCAAACGTCCGCCAGGAGGGTAGATCCCGTCTGCGATCCGCTCCTCGATGACCGCGTACACCTGTCGCCACCTCGGGATATCCGGCTCCCAATCCATGATCCAGACGCTAGGAGCGCTACAACCGATGAGCGAGACGCGCGGCCCTATCGCACGTATCGCACCTATCGGTCCTATCGTCCGGCGTATCGTGACCAGCAGCAACAGCAAAGCCCCCGAGGTCGCGGGCCACGCCACCCCGGGGGCAGCCGACGATCGGAGCGTCGACGATGAGCAACCCTACGGACCCCGACCGCCCAGCCGAAAGCGGCGCGGACGCCATACCCGCCAGCCGGCCGAGCCCCGTGCAGGCCGCACAGAACGCCTACGCCCGCCATGTCGGCGGGTGCGGCAAATGCCGGGACGTCGACCGCGATCGGTGCGGTGACGGGCAGCGACTGTGGCGGGCGTGGGAGGGCGCGTGTGACGACGCCTACCGGCAGTTGTCCGAACACACGCCCTGA